AGCAACCCGTAATGCTTCGTTTCGGGGACGGAACACCTGCGCCAAGGCTCTGCAACGCTAAGCCTATCGAGATATGGATCAACCTCCTTTCGGAATTTGAAACAGTGGCGACTACTCTAATTCTGCAACTAGCGGTACGAGCTTTCGCTCTTTTCTAGCTGCTTTATCTCTTACGTACTGCGTATTCTACACTACGTAGGCTTACTTGTCAAGTTTTGATGCTTACGCATCCGTTTTTGCTTCTTCACCGACAATTTTACCAAACCATTCGAGGTTGTCAACGTGGTTATTGGCGGGATTATCGTCCTTGTGCCGTACGTTGCGATGGCGGTTCGGATTAGGTAGGAACGTTAGAGCGATGAGGCGATGCACCGAGATACCGTTCGAGATGAACAGGTAACGTTTCTTCGAGTGCGGATTGGTTTTGGACTCCGTAGGCTTCAGCCACTTGTCGTGACTATGCGACCACACTCGTCCATCCCGTGTTACTGACCACTTCCCGCCGTAGCCCTTGACCAAGACAGCTCCGGATGCCTCGTACTCTGCGATGCGGGCTGCTCGTGCTGCTTTCTCGGCCTCGACAGCCTCCACTACGTCCTTTCCTACCTTCTCTATGCGTTTATCACGCTTGAGCGTCTTACGGACTTGGCGAAGCTGCTCTACGATGTCCGTACGCCCGTTTGCGGTGTACGTCTTGATCGCAATGTGAAGAGCTTGGCGAGAGATGCCTTTAGCTCGTTCTACTGCTTCGTCCAAGGTCAAATCTTTCCAGCTCTTAGCCATCTATTCGTTCCTCGGTTGTTTTAGTAAATGCCAGCCTAATTTCCTTGTTAGCCAGCTTCAGGCGGTAGGCAGGGCGAAGATCGGCTACTACGCAGCAGCCGCACCTAAGCACCTTGTAACGCTTACCTCTCAATTTTGCTTGTCCTGCTGCCCAGTGCGAGCGCATGGTCACACCGACTGAATCGTGTTCATGTCTAGCCTTGGAGCGCTCGTCGCCTTCCCAGCGTCGGGGACGAGTGGGCGAGAGGGGCCACTAGCCTTCATCTCTGCGATCTGACGTTTCAGATCGTCGTCGTTGATTGCCTCGCTTACTCCGATCTTGTAGTCGATCAGTTTGGCTGCACACTTCAGTCGCTCCTTCAACGGAGCATCCGCATCGTTCATCGTGGTAGCTAGCAGATCAACCGCCTCGGGCGTAACCTTGTCTAGCTGCTTCAACAGGTCATCGAGTTCGTGCTTTCGCTTCACGAACATCTTCCCCGGCGTTAGCGCTACTGCCATTCTTGTGTACTCCTGAAAATTCATAGTGTACACTACGTACCTTCATTTGTCAACTTTACGCAACAGTACATTATATATTTCTTATATAATACTTTACTTATATATTTTATAGTAGTACTCTTAATTACTTATTGACTCCCCTCCTTACCGGAGGGGGTCTATAATTTATATATTCTATAGTACTCCCTCACTCGCTAGCGCTCGTTCGGTCGTTATGTTACACTACGTTCTTTCGTTTGTCAACTTTAGAGCGTAAGCAACAAAGAAGTGTTGACAGAAGTCTCTTGACCTTGTACAATGTGTATATTCTAAAGAATAGGAGTAGTAAATGAACTTCAGACCTAAGCAGTACTACGTAACTAAGCGGAATGAAGCCGCTGTAGAAGCAGCGGACAATACGCTCAATGTCTACTTTCGCAAGAACCTCACGGAGCTTGGTCACATCAAGGTAGGCAACTGTGCTTCGCACAAGGAAGCAATCTTGGCCGTCAAGGAGGCTCTGGTAGCCGAAGGCGATGGCTTGCACAACAAGGCCGTTCTGGTCGCAATCAAAGGAGGAAAAATTGCAAACTGAATTTTTTGATATCGTGGAACACAATCTTGCTTCTTTCGCAAAAGAACTGGAGAGCAAGCTGCTCGACGGTTGGCAAATAAGCAAGACCAATCCGGGAGATGTCGTAGGGTTTTACGGTGGCACGTTCACTATCTCCCTCTTCCGCAATTACGAGACTGTTCAGCGGCTCCGCAGTCGAGTTGAAGGCGTTCAAGAAGCCCCGAAACTCTCCCGTGGAGAGAGCCTTGCGAGGGCACGAGCTGCAAAAGCTGACAAGAAATCAACGGGAAAAGCTGCTTGACTCGCAATTGGTGCGAGGAAACAACACTTTCAGATAATCACGTTCAGTTTTTGTTCGCAAACACGCATAATGCTGATCAGCGGCAACACGCCGCAGAACGAACTGACAATACCAAGGAGAAATTTTCGTATGAGCACCACTGCCCTGTCTATGCTGCGTCACCACCTGAAGTCGAACCTGTTCCACATCAACTTCCTGCAAGACGAAATTCGTGCAGCTACGTGGGAAATTACGCAGTTCTACAACGCTAACAATCCGGAGGGGGCTTACTACGAAGAGCGCGACCGTGCCAAGCTGCGTAAGCAACTTGCCAAGCTGGTAGATATGCAGAAACGTATCAAGGTAGAAATCGCTGCCATCTTCCGTAACGAGCGTATCCAGCGCAAGTACGTAAAGGTGTTTGGCAAGCTGCCGCAGCAGCAGATCGCTACTTCGCACGAGCAAGAAGCGATGCTCGACCAACTGTTGAAAGAAAAGTCGGCTTCGGAAGCTCTCGCAATCAGCGAGTAAAAAGTACTTGACCGTCTGCATTTTGTACGGCACAATCCTCCTATCGAACTCATCCGGCAGGAGGCAATGTGAAAAAGATCATCGGCTACACCCGCGTATCGACCAAAGAGCAGGGCAAGACCCGGAACGGTCTTGAAGCGCAGGCGGAAGCTATTCGGCTGTTCTGCCAGTACAACGGTTACGAATTGATCGAGATTGCTGAGGAAGTGCAATCCGGTGCTGACGATGATCGTCCTGTCCTCGCTGCCGTGACAAAGCGTGCCAAAATGCTTGGAGCATTTGTGGTCGTGAACAAGCTAGATCGTTTGTCGCGTAGTGCCATCTTCATCCTGAACTACGTTCAGCAAAACTCAAAGTTCATCGTGACGATGCTTGGCGAGGACGTTGACCCGTTCATGCTGCACATATACGCGGGTTTGGCCGAGAAAGAGCGGCTGATGATTTCCGACCGGACCCGCGCTGGTCTTCAGGCCAAGAAAGCCCGTGGCGAGGCTCTAGGGGCGTCCAAAGACGTTCTTGCGAGGGCTACGACCAACTCGCACATCACGATCAAGGCCAACGCTGACGCTTTCGCTGAACGCCTGAAGCCGATGATTAGCCGGATGCTCGCAGCCGGGATGTCGTATCGGGCCATCGCAGAAGAATTAAACAGCACTGGGACCAAGACAGTCCGGGGCGGCAACTGGCACGCCAGTTCCGTGAGCAATCTCGTTGAACGTTTGGCTACGGAGGCTTAAATGTGGTTTGGAACATATTGCCTTGACCTATACTGCGACAATAGCGGTCCCGCAAGGGATGGGGCGACAATGGAGAACTATGACGGCATCCATGCCTTCCAAGAGTTCCCAAAGCAATACACGGGGGAGCACGGGTCTGCTTGCCGTGCTCAGGCCCGTAAGGACGGGTGGATCATACGTGGCGACGGTTCGGCTATCTGTCCTAAGTGCAGCGGCAAAACACGGAAGTAAAGTTCGCCGGGAGTGTCCCGGCTCTTTAACCAAAAGGAGAAGAAAAATGAGTGAAATTGACATGATCATCATCGCAGGCGCGGCAGGTTTCGCGTTGGCTGCACACGCGGGCCAGAAACGCAAATATACTGGCGAGGACTATTACCATCACCCGAAGCGTGTGTGCGAGACTCTTGAGGCTCACGGTCACAAAGATGTCGAAACTCTGGTTGCGGGCCTCCTACACGATGTCGTAGAGGACACGCACGTTACGCAAGAACAGATAATCGAGTATTTCGGCAACGATGTTGCGGTTCTCGTGGGCTGGTTGACGAAGACTGGATGGGACGCACCGGCTCCTGCTCGTGCAGAGCGCAAAGCGTTCGAAGTGGCACGCCTGAAGGATGCACCGTCCAAGGTAAAGACGATCAAGCTGGCGGATCGGTTGGATAACCTGCCGTCCGTGATCGAGCACGATCCGAAATTCGCTCCCGTCATCGTTGCGGAGACGCGTGAGCTGCTGGACGGAGCCCTCGTCGGCGGTTGCCCGAAGCTCTGGGCGAAGGTAGACGCGATTGTACGCGAATTTCAATCGAAACAGCTTGACAAGGTAGCGTAAGTAGTACTACAATCCTACCTGTCAACTAACTAAGGAGAACATATGCAAGAACGTACCACTGCGAAGATGGTTATCCCTTCGGAAAACGGCTCCCGTCCCATCAAGGTTTGGACGACCGATGTCGAAGACGAAGCCATGACGCAACTCAAGAACCTCTCCCGCCTGCCCTTCATTGCGAAGGAAGGTGTAGCCTGTATGCCGGATGTCCACGCGGGCAAGGGTAGCACCGTAGGAACCGTTATCGCCACGGATAAGGCGATCATCCCGGCTGCGGTAGGTGTGGACATTGGTTGCGGCATGGTGGCTACCCGCCTGTCGCTGAAGGCGCACCAGTTGCCGGATTCCCTAGCACGGATTCGTTCGGAAATCGAACGTGTCGTACCGATGGGTACTGGCGGCAACCACACTGCCAAGACCGGCCTGATGAACGAGAACGGCTCTCGTATGGGTCCGTACGGATGGCTGGTCCACTCGCTGCGTAACAACGATGCGGTGTCGAAAGTCTTCGGTGGGGACGCTGGTAAAGCTGGCGAAAAGGCGTGGAGCCAAGTCGGTACTCTGGGATCGGGGAACCACTTCATCGAAATCTGTATCGACCAGAACGACGATGTGTGGGTAATGCTGCACTCCGGTTCCCGTGGCATCGGCAACATGATCGGTCAGTACTACATCGACAAGGGTAAGGAACTGATGGAGCAGTTTCACATTACGCTACCTGATGGCGACCTCGCCTACCTGCCGCAAGGGACCGACCTGTTCGAAGACTACGTAGCTGCCGTCCAGTGGGCGCAGGACTACGCGATGGAAAATCGCAAGTGGATGCTGAAAGCAGTGCTCGATGTGCTTCGCCGTGAGATTCCGGTAACGTTCGGTATCACGGAAGAGGCAATCAACTGCCACCACAACTACGTAGTACAGGAGAACCATTTTGGAAAGAACCTGTGGATCACTCGCAAAGGCGCTATCCGTGCCCGTGAAGGCGATCTGGGCATCATTCCGGGCTCGATGGGAGCAAAGAGCTACATCGTACGCGGGAAAGGCAACAAAGAGTCCTACTGCTCGTGCTCGCACGGGGCGGGGCGTAAGATGTCACGGTCGAAGGCCCGTCAGATGTTCACTGTCGCTGACCTGAAGGCACAAACGCAGGGCGTAGAGTGCCGTAAGGACGATGCAGTACTTGACGAGATTCCGGGCTCGTACAAAGACATTGACGTAGTGATGGAAAACCAGAAGTCTTTGGTTGAAGTTGTACATACGCTACGCGCTGTTCTTTGCTGCAAGGGTGCGTGATGAAAGCCGCCACCATAATAGCGTGGGCTGCGATCATTGGTCTCTTCGCCGGGGTCATCTACGGCCTTAACATGAACGCTGTCCGGGCTGCGGAGCAGAAGGAGAGGATTCAGGCATTCTCTGCTAAGTTCCACTGCCAGCCGGAAGGCTACGTAGCAACGCGGAACGAGCCAGTCCGTACCTACCGCTGCGACAACGGTTTGTTTGTCGCTAACGACATGAAGGACACCAAATGATGATTGCCCCAGTAGCAGCGGTGATTGTTGCGAACAACGCAGCTACCCGCAGGTACGGTTACGGACGCGTTGCTGCTGGCAAGGCCAACATGGTCGGTGGAGCTGGGACCGACCCAGACAACATCGGCTGGTCGATTGTCTTTGGCCTGCTTGCTGGCTTCGCTATTGTAGCGGTAATCTTCGTAGCAGCAGCTTTGACGAAATAAGGAGGGGAGGTATGGTGTCAATCGAGTACAAAGGAACGTTCGCTGCTAAGGGTAGCGAACTGTACAAAGCCATTACGGAGAAACGCCCAGACGATGCTAAACGCATCTATGCGGAGACGACATCTCGTATGTACGCTCTGCTGAATAAGCTGGCTGTCCCTCGTGCCATCTTCGAGCTAGACAAGGAAGGGAAGGCTACGGGCAAATGGCATATCGAGTCGGCTGACGCCTCCTACGACAACAACGGACGCTTCAAGGAGAAGAAATGAAATACGAGCTAGGACAAAAGCTGGAAATCCATAGCCTACCTAATATTGCCGAGCTTCCTAGCTTGAATGGTAGCATTGTCTTCGTAAAGTCCCTTCCGGGAACCCATGCCGTCTTCACCGGGGCTTACGGAGTGCTTACGAAGGAAGGCAAGATCGAGTGGGTTGCAGAACGCTACCTTCGTCCTTACCCCCCAGAACTACCGAATGGACGCGGAGACACCGACAATAAGAGTACGTGGGAAGAGTTTCGTAAGGCTACCAACCTGTCTACGGAACAGATGGACCGTATTCGTGGCTTGAACTCCAACCCGGACTACTGACATGGTAGAACGAGAGGAATACAACTACGAAGCACACAATTTCAGCCTTCGTATTGGAGGAAAGCAATACTGCGTCAAGTGTGGCCTGTTCGGCCTGAACAATGCGTTCTCCGACTGGGCTGTGCGGATGGGATGTAATCACCGGGATCATCCCTCCTACGCTAACAAGCGTTACGACACTACCAAACTGCCCGGATTTTAACCAAGGAGGGAAACAAGTGAAGATCAAATGGGATACTAGCAGCAGTATTTACGAAGTAATGAAGGGAAGCAGAGGGGATTTCGTGTCCCTGCTCGTGCTGGATCGTGGAGACTCTGGGGTAAAAGAGGCGGGATACGTCTACAAAGACTACTGCGGGAAAGCCGATCTTGATGCATGGATTGACTCCGGGAGTGTCATTGTTCTGGACGTTCTGGACGAACAGAAGAATGAATCTGCTCCCGAATTCCTCAAAGTGGGCGTGGACAGCTCTGAACTGGAGAAAGCCCTTACTATGGCGAAGGAACTGGAAGCAACGTTGCTCCGAATCAAGAGCATGTTCGCATGACATAGCTCAATGACAACTTATGTTGTCGATGTACTATGTGTTCATGGCATCCCGTTCATTGCGTCCGGGAGCCAAGAAAGGAGGCCGTCAACCTGTGAGCCGTATAATCGCTGTTGGCAGTGCAATCTCGCTTCTCCTGCTGCTTGGCGTGCTGGCTGCTGCAATCCGGTACGCTTCGTAGGACGCTAGCTGTCGCTGTCTCGCAAACACCTCATCTCGCGTCAACACAAGCCCCGCTTCGGCGGGGCTTTCCTTCCTTCCCTGTTGAGGCCCATCATGCGCTGGCTATTTGAATTCCTCTGCATTTTCATCCGGGCCTGCTTGTACACCGCCATCGTTCTGACAGCGGTGGTATTGATATTCTCCCTCATCTTCGCAGTGCTTTGCCCTCACTTCAACATTCTGGACCCCCATTCCTGCCGCTAGGCATTATCGTTCACGCTCTCTACAGTGACAGGCGGAGGCCACGGGGACTCCCTCACTAGCCACATACCTCTTTCCGGATCGAGGTGATACGCACGGCAAAGCGCTGCCTTGGCGTCTCGTTCGTTACGTCCCCACAGCCTCCCCATCCACCGGGCATTCAGGAAAATATCGTAATGCTTGCCCGGATAGCTCGTCATTCCTATCCCTCTCGCCATGTCTCCGGCCGCTAGACGGAGCCAGCGGGAGAAATCATCCTCTTGCGTTTCCATTTCAGCCCCTATAAATCAAGATAACCCCTTGATTTTAAAAATAAAATTTAAAATTTGCCTATGGCAGCACATTATATCGCCAATGGCGAAATATATCTTGCACCAAAACAGCAGAGTTTGAACCGAATTGTCTATGAGAAAGGGCATCCAGGAATGCTCATCTTGAGCAAGAGCGAGGGGTGACTTTAACTCCGGAGAATTGCCGCCTTAGCTGCGGTTTCAAGAGCCACTTTAAGCTCTTTAAGGTCAATAGGATCAGCGTTAAGGAACTCTTCAACGTAAGCCTTGAGAACCTCGACGGAATCTAGATGATCTTCGACATTAAAGGGGAGCGTTTCGCCTGCCATGTTGCCTCCTAAAATAAAAATTTTGAGAATGGGCAGCATACCACATTTCCTCGGGTAGCGAGAGGGTTGCTTAACGGCCCTTACCTGCCTGAAACATGCCTCTCTGGCTTGCCAGAAATATCCATAGGGCCATTTCTCAGGAGAGATGAGGGAACATACCGGGACAGGCCCAGTGGGCTCAGAAGGCCGCTATTCGGCTCCTATAGCCTGTGTACAAATTGCTGACGTTCGTTACCATTGTGTACAGCGTCTATACCAGTGTGGATAACATAAGCTAGACCATAGGCCGAGAAAGCCTCTAGGACCGCATAGGAGAGGCTACAAGGCCCGAACATTGACCTGTCTATGGTTTGACTAGGCCATAGGCCAGAATGATCCTGTAGAGCCTCTGGCTCTGGCTGAGCTAGGACACGGACAAATGTCCGTACAGTGCAACAAATGTTTGTTTCACGTGAAACACAAGCGCCACAGGCGCAGAATTCCTGCTAAGAAAGAAGAGTTAAAGAACGTTCGACGGCTTAACCAGCCGCCCCCGATCTGTTTGTAGACACATAACTTTTGAACGTTTCACGTGAAACACAAGCGCCACAGGCGCATTAACATCAAGGGCCATAGGCCCATAACAATCCGCCCGCCTCTGTTATCAGACATAGGGATATGACCATACTGAGCCATTGGCTCAGGTGATCAGGTGATATAACGCCATAGGCGATGCCATATAACGTGCCATAGGCACAAAGCCGTTTCAGCCGTTGGCTATATAGCCTTATTCTTTGCCATAGGCAACTAACATTGTCAATTTTAGAATGTTTCCTCTAGTGCAAAATGGTTGACTTTTGGCAAGGTGTATGCTACCCTAACCCACGAGTGCCATAGCACGAGTGGTAATAGAAAGCAAGTACTATTTAGTTATATAGTGCCGTAGGCACAAAACATATGTTATGAGCCTATGGCTCTATACGTATGGTCCCGTAGGGACAGAGGAACGACTCCCGTATAGGGGAGTCGATAGGGGGAGAGGGATTTGATAGGCCATAGGCCAAGTAGATAGTGTTATGTGCCTATGGCACTAGAGGGACTGGAGAGACGTTCCACCGGGCAGGATGGCGGGACAATCCTAAAGGGATAATCATGCATTCAGTATGCACGTTTGAATAGAGGCGTTTAGAGCCGTTTATTTTGATGAGTTGGTATGAGGGTAGCCTAGCACTTGCGTTCGTGCCTTTGTAGCGCCTCTGGTGCGGTCTGAGAGGCATTGGCACATATTCCGCTAGCCCTGCTATCCAAGGGTATGCCAAAGGACAGGCTATTCCCTGTGTTACTTGAGGACTACTTTAGTAATACTTGAGTTGTCAAGTATTGCATAAATAAAAAGGCCCGAATTAACGGGCCTTTGCCTATCCACCTTTCGACCATCTGCCGCGTGATTTGTCGTCATACGCTGCTATCAATTCCCTCATTTCCCATATTCCCCATGCTTGAGGGAATTCTATCAATTCGACAATTGCGCCTGTAGGGCTGAAAGAGGCGAATTGATAAACTGGCGTGTCCCTGTTGTCGATAGCGTAAATCTGTGCGCTCACAGCTCCGCTACCACTGTAATTCATCAGCCGTTGCACCAAGCGAGACATTTCATTTTCCTTTCGCTATGCATCAGGGTGTTTTGAATTCAGAACGTCAAGAGCCAGCCGCATAAACCGCGCAGCATGTTCTACTGTCATGCCATTATGCTCTGCCCATTTCTCGATGGTGAGGTAGTTATTGACGTAATCGAGATACGCCTTAATCAGAATGTCGCGCATGATGTTTAATCCTCTAACTCGTATTCATAAAGTGAAAACGGCAATGCTTCGCCATTGTCAGCCCGTTTCAAATCGTACAGAGGCATATTGCCCATAGTTTCATCGTAGCCGGGATGAAAACCGTTCGGCTTACCTTTGGCGAAGAATTCAGCCGCTGGCATGTATTTGGTGGCTTTGGACGTTACGATTAATTCGACATCACGCCACTGTTCGCCGTAGTTTTGTATTGCGTCTTCTGTCATTTTCATTACTTGCCCCTTTCGGCTAGTTTATTTGCGATGGTTTGTAATGCAATATGGTCCGTGTCGTTTTGATTCCCGTTCCTGTAGCGCCTCAAACAAGCTTTGTCATCGATTGACAGGGACGCCAGCTTTTCAGCATCGAGAATGGCACTCATATAAAACGCTTTGCCGAGTGCGATGTTTTCGAGTTTCTTTGAGAGTTTCATTATTGCCCCAGTCTTTTAGCGGCTGGCCGGAATTCCGGCTTTACGTGCTTTAGTAATTGCGATCTGTGCGGCACGGTAGGATTTAAAGCGCTTGCCGTGGAAATGCCCGGTGTCGTCCGTTACATAGCATTCCGACTTGTTGCAATAGCCGTTGATATACATGCCGTTATAGTAATGCGTGAACATAGTTTGTTCCTTTGGTCAGTGGTTAGAACATCTGTTAATGCCCTACTTGGTAAGGCATTGGCTGAGGCTCTATTTACGCGGGTACAGGTCGAATGATCCTAGCAATTTATCCTCTCGTCCAAGCTTTGCGATTTCTTCGCATTGCTCGAATGAATACAGGGCGGATTCGTCGCCGTTTGGCGATATAACGCGGAAGTGCTGGCCGACTTCGATAATCTTGTAATCGTCATGGTTGGCGAACAAATCCCTGCCAGCATTGATTGCCGCATTGCCTTGATTGCGGTTTTTCAAGTTGAGCATTGCCGTTATGTTGCCGTCGCCATACTCGCCACTTGCATAAAGCCGGAATGCCTCCCGGCATACGGATTCGCCATACTTGGCAATTGCCCGTTTCGTGTTTTGGTTCATTTCTTATTTCCTTTTCTTTTCAAGTAGCATCGTTGCCCCGAATTTAATTACCGTATCTTCAGGGTTCCATTCGTAATGCGGTTTGCTGATGACACCATTAATCGAGCGCGATTGCGAATAGTAAAGTTGATCCGTCTCGGCGTCCAACACTTCCGCATATGTTGCCCCGTATTTGTTGATTTGCAGATTGCGCATGACGTTTAAGCCAGCTTCGAACAAATCACTTCCGTGATTCGTTTTGACAATCTCACCGTTAAACACGTAACGAGTTTTAAGCTTGACTGGTGCATCTTTGGACCGACCAGAGTTCATTACGATTTTCTTGACTTGCATCTATATTTCCCCTTGGATGATTTGAATAACTCGGCTAAGCCGTCAATGAGCACTCGTTATTGAATGCTCATTAGCTGGTTAGCGTTCCCGCGTTTCCCACGCATTACGGGCCAATGGCTCGATATTATTGGCTTTGCAGTTTGCGGAATATGTTGCATATTCCAAGTCAACGAAATCGCCAATTGACCGCGTGAATACATTTGTTCGCAGTGCGTGCAAATACGCTGGCAACAACTCTTGTTCAGTTGCCGTGAGAGTCCAAAGCAGTGATAAGGGCGTTGAACCGTTGTGTTTGAAGAATTGCCACGCAACGTATCCACGCCTAGCGCATTCGTCATAAGCCGTTTCCAAATGCGCTGCATTGTCGGCATTAGGGTTTAGTTCGAGCTGGGCACGTTCCCCGGTGGCTGCGGTATATTCGCCTTTTGATGAGCGATTGAAGAATTGAGCATACATTTTGATTTTTCCTTTTCAGAGTGGTACATAACGCTTTGCTGCCCTACGTGCGCCACTATAGCTTTTCCACGTCCTTACGTCGCCTCCTGTGGTGCGCAAATAGCCGTATTGCGTGCCGATGACGATATATTCATATTCATCAGCTTTAACGCGAAACTTAGCCACAGTGGGCGACTTAGGCTCTCGGCAACGTGAGTCAATACCATTCTCAAAGACAATCATTTGTTCCTCCGTTTAAAAGTTAATCCGTTAATGCCCACCTTTAATAATGGGCATTGGCTGATTAGCTTCAATTGTTATAGAAGTAATGCCCATTCGATTCGAAAAACGAATGGCTCAAATCCCCGTTCCAATAGTGCTCCCAATCGATATAAGCAAACATTGGGTGACTTTCCTCAATCAAGCCAGTCTCTATTGCCCACTCTTCCGCAAAGTCTTTGCCGGAGTCGTATTTGCCTCTGTAATTGTCGCGTGCTGTTGCGAAATCACATTCACCGCAATTGGCAATATACGCTGCCCACATTTCCCGGTCATCTTCCTCCAATGCGGCAAGCTCAAAAGCTTTTTCGTTAATCGATGATTCGCTGATCAGAGCGTCCGGAATGTCTTCCCAATCTTGGAACATGAATTCAGGGTCAGATTCGTCCGCGTGAATTTCACGGCATTTTTCGTAGAATTCGTCTTTATCGTTGAAGTCTTCCAAATCAAGCCACTCACCTTTCAAGCTGCCTGAATTGTATTTGGCATAAGTGCCAACATAAACACGCATAGTGTCATTCGCCATTTTAAATCCCCTTGTTAGCTGAAGTATTGCCCGATGATGACGGAATCAAACGAGTCATCAGCCCATTTCAACAAGATGCCGGAAAATGCGGAATCACTGTAATAGCCGTTCCACCCTTTGAACCATTCCGTTTCTGGACATTGCATAAATTCCCCGATGTCGTAAAGCTGGCCCTTGAAACGGAAGAACTGCCGGTTATCGTTTCCGGAATCGATTGCCTGCCAGTTGATGTAATCGAATTCCTTACGTTCTTTTTCGGTTAGCTGGTATGCGTCAATAACTAGGCGCGGCACATTATTAGTGCGGACAGTGATAGCCATTATTGCCCCTTAGTGAATTTAAATTCGTGTTTGATTACCTGTTTTATTTCGATGCCGTAATGCGTCAAAAACGCCCCGTATGCACTAGCTAGCTTTTGCCATGCATCCGCATCATCCGGGATACCAAGCAACTCTAAACGCTTGTCTATCGCCTTCTCGTAACATCGGGGCATATCTTCAGGATTCGCACCAATATCTGTTTGTTCGCCATTACCAGTGACACGGATAATGTACGAATTGGCGTTTTGAGCGTGTTTCTTGAAGTAGATGCCATATGGCGCACCACTGGCACGCAAAAGCTTAACCTGAGTTGTTTTAGTCATACCTGTGCATCCTTCTAAGTAAATCCGACAATGCCTAGACCAGCTAGGCATTAGCTGATTAACTCTCAGCGTAGCTCTTAACAGCCCATTCGATATACGGGGCAACCCCTAAGCCGTGCAAGCCGTATCCGATGGCATCGCCAATGTATGCGATGCATTCGCTTTCGGCGTGACCAAGCCACTTTGAGATGACCACGCCGGTAACGGCTACTATGGTTCCAGTGGCGAGCCTGTAATAAAGCGGATGATCGTGACCGAACATCAGATTGCACAACGGATGCATGATATTCAGCCTGATCAGGACACGCTTGATAACGCCCGGCTTTTTGGCATGGATAGTTGCCAGCTTGTTTTTGCCTTTCAATGGTGCGTTCGTGTGGCGAAACATTTTTATTATTCCCCTTGGTAATTTTGGTTTAGGTTTTATACAAAAACTTCGATTGCGGGCACAACATCCTCATGTGCAACAGCTCCGGCCAGAATTGCATCACGTTCGCGTTTCGCAATGAACGCTTTGCGAGTGATGCCGAGACTTACAGGCACGCTATCAGGACCATATACGGCGATGTTTGCTGGCGCATCCCATTCAAAGCCAACCGTTGCGATATACGGTGCATCCGGGTCAACATCGGCTTTTGCGGCAGCGTAGCTATCGTACAAGTCGCCGGGATGGGCATTCAGCGTTCCCGGCTTGCCGGTGCGATGATAATAGCCCTGCTCGTAAATGTTCATGTAGCTAATGCGCTTTGCTTTAGCTGGAGTGCCAAACACGCGAACGGCAGCGAAGAGGCGCGCGAACAGATTACGGATGATGATTGCTTTGATAAAGTTTTTCATTTTTATTCCTCTTGGTATTAGTTATTTATTGGATGAAGGTGTCAATACTGAATTTGCCGCTACCTGAAAAAACGCTAACGAATAGCAATGCCATCAAAAGAATCTCAGGCAAGAAAAGCCAATTCGTTGCCCGGTCAAGCGTGTTGAAATTGCTTCGGGCATTTACCTTACGCGGGCCAGTCGTCACTGTGGCGACTATACAAACGATTATCAGCACGGCAGCGTGGAACGCAGTGAGAAAACCAATTGCATAGGCTAATCCACCGAAGCATTCCCAAAAAGCTACCCACCAGCAAAAGAAACTCACGAACGGAATTTGACATCCCGTTAAGCTGGCTATCAGGTTTTTATGTCCCTGATTTGTGAACAGCTTATTGAATCCGGACATTGCGAAAAATACGCCAACAATAAAACGCGGGATGAAAAGCGCAATGTCATTTGCCGGAATCCCTTGCGTGACAAGCAAAAGCAACATTTGTCTATGCCTCCATAGGCTCACGGATGAGGCGCAGAACGGCGAATTGCGTCTCAGTGTCGAAACGGGCAATGTATGCCGGTAATTGGGAAACAACCCACTCCAATTGATTTTCCGGGAATTGCCCGTTATTGCCTTTTGCATACAGGCTTTGCCCAATGGTGTCGGCGTACATGAGCAATGCTTCAAGCGATGTTTGCCCGAAAAATTCTTGCACTTCCCGCACGTGGATTGCACCAATGGCGATTTCCTCAGCCGTGCTAAACCCTTTGTTCAGGACGCAGTGCAAAACATCGTGCCAGAAACGAAATGCCCAGTTTGCACCAGCATTCGTGTAAATCGTGTTTTCACTTGCACCACGCCACACAGGCAGCGCGTGCCCGGTGGATTTGGACGCGTTCCAAGCCGTTTTAAGCTCGTTGAAATCATCCGGAGCTGCCGCTACATCAATGTAGCCAAAGCCGATTTTCTTTGCGATTTCGTCAGCTTTGCGGATGGCGAATTGAGACAGGTTAATGCGTGCGGCTTCGATGTTTCGGATATGGGCAAAAGTCATTTTTATTGTTCCAATCTTGTTTAGGTTTTAGTCTCATCAGCGCACGCATTACGTGCGGACAAAAGACCGGCTAGGCCGGTCCATTGTTTCGACTTGTTACGGATTGCGGAAACCCTCATGGTTTTCCTTTTCCATTTCTTCCAGCGTTTGAATCTTTGGCGCGAATTCCACTTTTTCACCGCACAATGAATAATGCGTCACGCTGATTTCGAATCCTTCAGACTTTGGAAACCGTTTAACGAAGTCTTCATAAACGGTTTTCATTGCATCACGCGTGGCTTGATTGAAACTACGCTCATGCGTGGCAAAGTAGTGTTTTCCGTGTTTTGAGACGTTGATTTCGTAGTACATGATTATTTCCCCTTGCGAATGATTTTGGAAAGAGCGGCACGGAAAGCGGCACGCTGTTGTTTTACAGACATTTATTAATCCCCTTTTTGATATAAAACCCAAATGCCAAACATTACCATCAGCAAAAAGATAATGTCAGTTGCGGCGCAGATGTACAGCAAATCACTTTGCACTTTGCCGTAGAAACCTATGCCGATTGCCCCGTTAAAAACAATTCCAACAATCGAAAACAAAATCGTCAGAATTGCCAAGAAATTTTTTACTTTCATTTAGTCCCCTTAGAAATAGGCTTTGATCATCACGTAGATATCGATTCCAGCAAAAAGAACCGCAATGCCGAGCATGTAATACCCGGCTTTGCGCTCTTCCCTGTCCCTGATTTCACGCTTGAGATATTCGCTTTGCATTTGCGGCTTCATAGATAAGATGAATATCGGAATTAAAATCTACGAAAGCATCAGTGTTGAACCGGGAACCGAATTTTCCGTCAAGCATAGAGATAATGCCGGTGTCGCCATCGTCATCGTACCTTGGATATGGCGTATCTAACACTTCAGCCGAGAAATCAGAAATCTTGCGAAAGATAATCGGGTTTCCGATGAATTGAAAAACGCGGTCAACAGCCAGCAAGCCGAAAACAGTTCGCTTAGGGCCAATGCACTGTTCAGCATTCGGCAAAGCTACATCAGTAAGCCACGAACTATAGGCCGCCTGAGCAACACGGTTATTGTCATAGTCCGTGATGAAATAGCCGTCAATGTCCGCTTGAATCATCAGTTCATTATTGATGATGTAATAGTCGAGAAATTCCGCATTCATCTTTTCGATGATGGCATACAAAGCTTCGTCGCACAGGCCCAATACCTTGATTACAGCATCGGTAGTGGGCATGATGCCCGCTGGAAGGGGCACGACATCGTAAACATCAGCTGTTGCCTTGTGATATTTACGGCACGAATCGTTACACTGTTTGGCCGATTCCATTGCTTCAGCCATCGTCGCGTAAGAGTCATAGCAAGTGCCTCCTTCAACTTCGCATAGTTCGCCAGTTTCGATTACGCGAACGGCATAGAAAGTATGTTTCATTATTATTTCCCTTGTTAGGTGAATTAAAACATCGCATGTAATAGCGCATTACCGAAGCAATACGCTATAGCCTGAAATGTCTTTATTGCGGATCGTACTCTTCCAACATTTGTGGTTCCCCGTGCGCAGTTGGAAACGCGATTTGCCCGAACTCATTGACATAAGAGTCTTTGTGTACGGCATATAAGCGCCACGGACCGGAGATTTTGCCACCAGCGTTTTTAACTTGCCGTTTTGCCTCTTGCACCGTTGCCCCCTTGCCCCAGTGATTCGGAACAGTGATTAAGAAAATAAAATCAGGTGTCAGAATGTTGTGCTTATTGTTCGGAATCGTTTTTGGTTTAATCATTTTGTTACCCTCCTAAGAAATCACTAAAGTGAACACAAAATCATGCCTCCTGAACATGCCTAGATATATGTTCGGTTTAGCTCAGTCGGCATTGTTTTGCGCCTTATGGGCACATTCTTTTTTCCGTCATTCTTGACGTTTAATCACTCCCCGTCTCGCGTACCATCCCGGTAGGCTATCGGATCAAAGCTTTCTTACTCGTATGCCGTGCCAAGAGGATTTAGGACCGAAGTCATGTCTACACTTGAACACTCAACTTATCCGCTACACGCTGCCATCCCGGCAGTGCCACACTACTAAACTACTAAAACATACAACAGACCACAGAATACCAAACGGCTTAGGTATGTGCAATACCTAAATCAAAATATTTCCACACGAATCGCAAAGCTGTTGCCTAACGACAAATTGCGCACGCGTAACACGCGAATAGCACGGGCCATGTAGCCGAGTCAAGCAATTTCGGACGTAGTGTTGCTTTCCTATCTTATCCACAGGTTAGCAGCGTATCTAGCACTACTTATCCACATGCTCTAAAACGCGTTAAACGGGCCTGTAAGGCGTCCGGGAAGTCGGATGAACCCGTTTTCATCCGGTGTCCTGCGTGCCGTGGCAGTGCCTCAAAACGCGTTTAAACGGCATTGTCGAAAAGCAATTTTCTGTGGATAAGCTGTGGATTACACGTTTTTAACACTTTCAACATGAGTTTTTACATGGCATTTCGTCAGTCATCAAGCCGAACTCTGCCCGGACGGTAGGACGCCACAACGGAAAACATCAGTAAAATCAATCACTTGAGTCTTATATAAGAGTTGGAAAATTCATCTATATGAATCGGTGGCACTCTTATATAAGACCTAAGACCACTCTTATATAAGACTAGGGAAAATGTAAAACACGGATTCATATAGATGACTAGATGAGTTAGTGGTATGGCTTTTGCCTTAGCAAGTAGCGTGCCAGCTACCACTACTTTGCCTGCTAGCTAGCCTGTCTTTGCTTTGTAGGTATGGTTCATAACCTTTTGTCATACCTTGTTTCCTGCTACGCTGGAACATCTGGGAATTTATACAGGATGGAACGAACGAAACATTAGGTTCTTACAAGCAATGTAATCACGGCTAGCTATTGCTATGCGATAGCTTATAAGCCGTGCTTATGCCTAGCTTTAGCTTGTGGATAACATGCATTGCTAGCAACTTTCCTAAAGGTTGTCCACAGGGACAGGGCTGTTTGCGCCTTTTGGCAGGGTTTTCCACAGCTTGTTCACAGATTTGCTGCTTTCAAGCAACGCCTTGCAATATTGGCAAGGAGTGGGCAGGATGTTAGCGCTAGCAGGAAAAGCAGCTCAGGGAAGGCTAGCAGCTAGAGACGCTTGGAAGGCTCCTAAACCTTCTGACTAAGATGGGGCGAGATAGGCTGGAACCACGCTAAGAAAGAAGTAGAAAATTCCCCACTCCCTGTCGAAATTCTGACTTCTGATTTCCAGATAGGATTTCGAGACAAGCCCAAAAAGAAAAGCCCCGCACGAAGGCGGGGCCGGGACGCGTTTGGAAATTTTTACGTTTCAAAATCCTTTCCACTGGAAGTGAATGGTATTAACGTACTGCCATTCAATCGCCCCAGTAAGCCCAATTAGCACAATCTGCGCAATGGCCCAGCCGGTCGAGACATCTTTGAATAGGTAGTACAGCATGCTACCGGATGCCACTACCAGCAGCAGGCAGTAGAAGGCGATAAGAATCCACGGGACGTTCTGCGTAGCAACCTCAGCGGAAAGTACGAGCACTACAGCGGATGGGACAAACAGCACGGTTGCGAACGTCGAACCCAAGATGCGGAGGACTGATTCGATGGCGAAAGCCTTGGTTTTCTCATAGCACATGAGAGCCCCAAGGCCAGCGACAACAAGCCATAAGATCAAACTGTCAGTGGCGGTTGGCATGGTAGGCTCCTTAGACGTACTTCTCAGCGTTAAAGGCTTCCATGAACGCGTTAAAGCCGTCCGGGTCGCCTACGGTGTAGTTCCAGTCCGCTACCACTTCGCTGCCATCGTCCGCGTTGCCGAACACGAAGCGAATGTAGTGTTGGCCGAAACCTTCTTTAAAGACGTACAAGGTGCAGTCGTCTAGATTGAACATGACTTCCATTGCCTGCTTCGTGAAGTCGCCCTTGTTCAGTAGGATTTGGGTCAATTCTTCGCCGTCATCGATGTCCACCAACTTGAATCCGGCTTGCTGAAGCTCGGTAAGCAGGGCGTAGACAACTTTACGCTCGTTCTTGGCCCGGATGTGCATCGGCTCGTTCTTCCAGAGCACCTTATCGATGTCCAGAGCCGGGAAGCCGTTCTCTGCTACGCTGGTGTCAACACCTCTGCATTCAAGCAGGTAGCGTACGAAGGCAGCTTCTAGCTTAGCTGCCCTGTCGTCCATCTGGAGCGTGATGTTCGATTGCTTGGCCCGGAATTGCATGTCTTCGAAGGCATGGTCGATGATTGCCTGTTCTTCCTGCGTCAGAACAGTGGAACGCTTGTTGAGGAAATCGCGGTCTGCGGCTGATAGGGTCATTTCACTTCTCCTTTGGTTGCTTGGTTGCTTGGTTGATTGCTGCTTTGATTTCATCGTGCATTCGATGAGCCTTGGACGGGGCAATAGCGTACTTGCGGACGGTGGATTCCAGATACAGCAAGTCACTGCCCGGATAGGTTGTTGCGAAGTAGGACGCCCCTTTCGTCTTACGACCGTCCGGGTACTTTACAAGCCATACTGTTCGGTCGGATAACTTGGAATGCAGGGTGACAGTGGGGACAGGCCGTGGCTGAGTTGCGTAAGTCATGACTGCGCCTTCCTGATCACGAGCTTGTCGATCTTCACGCTGGAACCATCTTCAGCGAATACGATGTCTTTGAAGTAGGCACTAGCTTTCTTGAACCACTCCTTGTCATTCTCGTACTTCACTTCTAGCCGCACAGAAGTAGCCTGCATCTTGACGCGGAGTGTTCCACCAGCGAATTCCCGTTGGAAGTGTCCCCAACGATCTTGCTTGTAGCCAGCCAACGGGAGGAAATCATGGAGGCGTTGCTCATTGGATATCTTGCCCATGTCATGACCTCCGCAGTACGGTAGTGTACACGGTGACGGTTTGCCCACTGTAGGTCTGGGCAAGGTTGGCTTTAGCAGTGTTATACTCCTGCTCGTTATCGAACGTCACAACCTGCGAGGTCAGTGAGGAAGCGTTGCTCTCGCTGTACGGGTGCTCGTGGACAGTGATAAGGACAGTCAGCATTTCAAGCTCCTTTTGGTTGATGGAGAGTGCTACAACATCAGCCTATCACAAACGACAACGCCCCGCAAGAGCGAGGCGCATAGTGTGGTAAGAACGTAGCACTACTTACGGATAGGCTCACGAACAGTGGGCTTCTCTTCGGCCTCCACTCGCTGTATGCTGTCTCTTTCCCAACTCGGGCCGGAAAACACAGGACGAGACTTAAACTCAACAGCCGTGATTTGCCAATTGTGGGCCAACAAAGATGCAATGTGCTGGCGGCGCTTAGGGAACAGAACAAGCAGTTCAGCAAAGGCAGCTTGCTTAGCCTCCCGTACTTGTTCAGCTACTTCCGTGGCAGATGCCATAGCCTCATTGCCTGACCAGTACTCTCCCAGTCCTCCATCATCGGTCTGCCAAGCACCGGGGCCGTCCGGGGCGTCCTCGATCAACTTAACCGCGTGAGTGTAGTGGCGTCCATTGGCGTTGATGCCAATGATTGCGTAAGCGTTAGGTTGAGTTTTCATTATTCTTCCTCGTCCGGGATTGCTTCAACGGCAGCACGGGCCTTAGCTACCATTTCCTCGTACTTCTGCACATGCGCCAGTAGCTCTTGCTTAGTGGCGTACCGGGAGACCGGAAGAAGGGACGGCTCGTTCAGGGCACGGACTTGAACCAGTGCGTCACGCTCGGCGTTATGACGGCGAGCAGCGGCGACATCGAATTCCAGCCATCCACCGTGACCGAAGCCATTCCCGTTAGCGGCGAAGCGTTTCTCAGTGCCAGCATCGGTAGTCACCGTTATCTGCCCAGATGGGCTTACCTTAGTGATTTTTCCGAAGACGTAGTACCCGAACGTGCGGCTGTTGATTGCCACTTCATTACCTATCGGCTCGCCGTGTTTCAGCCTATACTCATGGATGTTCATCGCTACATACCCCTTATTGGAAGTTATCCCACTGGCGTTTGGTGTCCATGCGTTCCCACTGCTTGCCACGCTTCGCCTGCTGGACAGGCTCTTGCTGTTCCCCACGCGGAGGGCGTGCGTTGCGTTCCTTGCGTGCAGTGCTCTTGCTCTCAAAATTGCTATTGCCTTGCATGATGCGATATTCTCCCTAGTTGTTGGTGTTTGTTGCTGCTTATACTGCGAAAGCCTTGTCACGCAGCTTTTCGGCTTTGCGTTGCTTCCGGGTGACGGCCACGCGGGTGTTCGACCACACTTTGTTGCTGTAGCCTTTGACACGGATAGCCTTGCCATCTTCACGCCCGGTGAAACGGCCTTCCAGCTTGTTACGGCTCTCGTAGAGCTTCACATGCACACCGAAGGGCCAGTTGGTAGCCGGATGCGAGTAGCTAGCAGGCTGGGATTCTGCTGCGAAATCTTCGGCTGCGATTCCAGCACTATCCGCCAACGATTCTTCTTTCGAGTCGAACAGGAGAGGCACGCTTGCCTTGTCGGTGTCGTCGCTGGTTGCTGCTTTCGGGGCGGGAATGGAGCCGTTAATAGGCTCTTTCCCGGTGGCCTGCAAGTGCTTGGTGATTGCGCCCTTGGCGTTGCCCAGCGTTGCGTAGCCGTCAATGTTAAACTTCGTGTCATTCTCGGTGCTCTGCACGAAGAAGCGGTCGGACGAGTTGGCGATGCCGCACAGGATGGTGAAGCCTTTGTATTCAACGGTTTTCTGCATTTCAGCTCTCCAGAGAGGAAGTTGGTTTCGGTTTATTTCTGCTACGTAAGTAGCTAGCTAGTGCTACGTATTATGCCGAGCAAATTATGAACGTGCAAGCACATTTTGAACGTCATGGGAAGTGTTGCGAGGACGCCACACGCGAAGACCAAGCGTTGCGTTGAGGCGGTAGTAGGCGGGGAGGACGTAGAGGACGAAGCTAGTCATAATGCTGTCGGGACAGGGTGAGTTGATAGAGTGGACATCCTACCATATTTCCCCTGTCCCGCAGCGCGGGAAGCTTATTTAGTCGGTGCTGGAGCCTTTTGGAAGCGTCCCCCAGTTCCGCGCTGCTTGCCTCCGGTGGGAGCCTTCGCGGCTGGCTGCTGTTGTGCCGGTGCTATGGGCTGTGCCCCGGCTTGTTCCAGATGTTGCGCAAACTGCGCCACGGGGTCAGCGCTGGCTTTCACTGCTTGCAGCATCGCCTTACTCTTTGCAACTGCGTCTGCTGCCTCTTGCTTGATGGCTTTTTCGAACTCAACCGTCAGTTCAGCGATGGCTTTCTGCGCCGCGTCACGATCTGTGGTAGCCTTCTGAACTTCCGCGTCGAGCAGCGCGATGTGCTGCTGTTGTGCCATGATGAACTTGTTGAGAGTTTCGATGCGACGGAACAAGCCAACACTGGGCAGTTCGCCAGCTACATCGGCAGGCAGCTCAGGCTTTACAGGAGCCTGCGGAATCGGGGCCAGCGTCTCGCCCGGTTGCGGCAAGTTGCCTTGTGCAGCGGGAGGGGCTGGCTGATGCTCGATAGCCTTGGCTGCGCTCTTGCGGGGCGTTGCCGGGGCAGGAGCGGACACCAGTGCGCCCGGAGCGGAAGACGCCAAGATATTCGGCAAGTGACGGGGCGTGCGCGGGAGACGCTGACGGATACGCAACACTTGATCGTTCCTGTTAGTCGCCTGCTTGAAGCGTTCCATCAGTACCTTCTCGTCTGCTGCGGACAGAGGGGCGGTCATGTGGTAGTAGTCCAGCGGCACGTATTTCGGATTGCCGTGGCCGTCCCATGCCTGAATCTGGTTCCCGTTGATTGTGTCAGACAGGAAGACAACAGCAGCATTTTTGGCGCGGTCGAAGCGGCAGAGGATGTCAGTAGCCATTTTGATACTCCTTAGTAGAGGGAAGATTTAAGTCGGTGCTTGCGTTGCTTTCGTCCTTTGGTTCGTATGCATCGCGGACAATTCCAATGGTAGCGAAATCTGCGGACAGTTCAAGCAGAAATTCAATCGTGCGCAGAGTGTTTTGAGATGTTTTGAGATTACGCAAGGATTTTCGTGGTGAATAAACAACATAACCGGAAAAATTTTCTTACAGGCTTTGTAAGTTGCCAGTGCTGCGTTCTGTTTGCTTTTCGGAAAGTCAGAATTCTCTTACAAAACAGGGAGTTACGTAGGAAAGAACGAAGCAATACATAGCTATCTACCGCGATGCAGCAATAGGTTAGAAGCTATTTAACTGTAAGTCTGTCCAGTATTTTCCTTGTCGTACGCCCAATTTTCAGGTAAAATGAGAAGTGGGTGGGAGATTGCCCGTTATTCAGGATCGCTGTTTTCTGCCTAAAATTTACTCAAATTTGAAGGAGCCGTAAGCCTTCTGGGCCGCTGCATTGTCCAGAGCGAACAGGAACGTACCAACGTAGCGAGAAGACAACAGACAGGGTAGAAAGTGCTCCCTAGCAACCTTCGAGGGGCTGTGGCAACTTTCAGCCCTAGCGAAGAAAGTAGGGTTGCGTTACATGCCAAGGTAAGACGCGGAGAACGTTTTGCTGTTCCTTGCTGTGCAGGAGAACAACTGACCCTTCACATAAGAAAGAAGTAGAAAATTCCCCACTCCCTGTCGAAATCTCAGCACATGATTTCTAAGTAGGATTCCGGGAAAATGTTTTTGTAAGAACGTAGCACTACCTGCTTGACAAACGAAATTTCTGCGTGCAGAATGCGTACCACTACCAACCACTCAACCAAGGAGAAAACAATGAACACTACCATCCCGGCATCGAACATCACGGCAGTGGGAGTTTTGAACGAAGCTCTCCACGTTCTTTGGGACGGCATCGACCAGAATGAATACTTTGACGACACGAAAGAGAAGTTCGGTTGCCACACTATCACCCGTGGCTTCCTAAAGCTATCCGGTGAAGTGTACAACGCACATTCGGCAGTCTTCTGGAAGAAGTTCAATGCCGCAGAGCGGGAGCCTATCGTGCAAGAGTTGCATAAGGAAATCAGCAAGTACATTGGCTTCTTCGCACTGGCATCTACTTTCTTGGAACGCCAGCTTGGTAGATATCCATCCGACGAGGAAGCGCAAACTTTCCGTAAGAAGATGCTGGAGGATATTCTCGCTAAGTATGAAGCGAAGGCCACGGATACTACGGCTGTAGCGCTACTGAAGTCCGCACTTGAAAACCATCTCGCAGAGGATACGGATCACGAAGGCAAGACGGTGTACGCTTGCCATGCCGTTGCATGGGCTGCATGCGATCTGCTCGGAATCCGATTGTTTGAATTGCATCCCACCGTTCAGGTACTCAAGGACGACATCAAGCAGTACATCAAAGGCTATAAGAGCGTTGAAGACTACTTCGCAGCGGAGGGCATCAAAGAGGATACGTACGAGTTCCGTCAGCGTATGTTGAAAGAGCTTATTGAACGCTACCAAGCAAAGCTGGAGAGAGCCAACTAGGCACTAAGGAGAGAACAATGGGTAAAAAGAACAATCCGGAACTGATTGAGGAAATTGAGCGCATCAAACGCCGGGTGGAAGCAGCAGGGACGCGCTGGAACGAGTTCGTGTGCGTTGCTGCTGGGCGAGGTAAGTACGGCGACATGATCCGTAGAATGGTTCGTCGCCACATCGGCCAGCACAGTTCGATGGGCTGCTTCCTCAATGAACAGAGCGTGCGCGACCCGTGGAGCGCTCGTGTCAGCAACAAGTACCGTCTACTGATGCTGGATAATATGATCGACTGGGTACGAAAGGGGAACTACCAGTGAACAACCTGTACGAAATCATCAAGAGCCTGCAAGCGGCTCCGGGCAGCATTGCCAAGCAAGCCATTTTGGACGCCAACAAGGACAACGAGCTGTTCAAGGCGTACATGAAGGCTGTGTATGATGTCGGTATCAACTACTACCAAAAGAAGCTGCCGAAGGGCTGCGATGCTTTCGGCAGCACGAAAGAGTTCGAACAACTCGACATCGACATGATGATGGAACTGGCTGAACGCAAGTACACAGGACACGAAGCCCTCGCACGACTGCATGGCCATGCGTCCGCAGTGAGCGGCGAGACGCGGGAACTACTTCAGTACATGCTGGACCGCAAGATCGGTGCGTCCGTGGGCGATACGATGGTGCTGAAGACATGGCCTGACTTGTACTTTATACCACCGTACCAAAGGTGTAGTTTGCTGGACAAGAAGGCCCGTGAGCGCTTTGGCAAGCTGAAACGGTTCTATGTCCAAACCAAGGCAGACGGCTCGTTTGCGTACGTTGTGAAGCGTCTGGATGGCACGGTCGATGTCATCACTCGACAGGGTAGCAAGTATCCGCAATGGTTTGCTGAATACATGGCCGAAGGTATGGAACCCGGCACGGTGCTTGTTGGCGAACTACTTGTGTCGGAGGCTGACGGCCAATGGAAACTGAAGGATTTGGAACGTAAAACTGCCAATGGGCTTCTGAACAGCGCTTTGAAAGATGGAGACAAGTTTGATCTGAAGCGGTACACCGTTCGCATGGAAGCATGGGATTTGCTGACGCAGAAAGAGTTTGAAGCTGGTAAGTCCTCACGCAAGTACGAAGATCGTTTGGGATGGCTACAAAGCTACACTGCATCCAGCAATCGGCCTCGCGTGTACATGATCTATACGCGGGAAGTCGGCTCATTGGAACAGGCATTTGCTGTCTACCAAGAGCACTTGCAACGTGGATTGGAAGGCTGCATCATCAAAGACCCGGCCGCGCTGTGGAAGGATGGTACGTCCCGTGATATGGTTAAACTCAAAATCAAGTTCGAAGTGGAGATGCTTTGTACTGGTATATACGAAGGGACCGGAAAGTACGCTGGCATGATGGGAGGGGGCTACTTCACTAGCAAGGACGGAGGCATCAAGAACGAAGCAGGCTCAGGGTTCACTGACAAGCAGCGAGAGGACTTCTGGAAAAACCCGGAACTGATTGTTGACCAAGTGTGCGCTCTGGAAGCCAACGACATCACTCAATCGAAGGTGGAAGGTAGTATTCCGTCCCTATCGTTGCCAATCTTCTGTGAGGTACGGTACGATAAGAAAAGTAAAGGGGCAGACACAACTGAGCACATCTATGCACAGTTGGAAGCTGCGAAGGGAGGCTGATGATAGTCGAAGATTTTAAGCACATCGGAAGGTGGGTTAAGTACAAGGGAACCTACCCTGACAAGGTTCAAACCCGTGCTGCGTCAACTTGGTACGGGATGAAGAAGCGGGTAAGGGACGCTAAAAAGCGACCTACTTACGAGGGATGTACAATCTCTGCTGACTTCCTAGATTTTCAGATTTTCGCTGAGTGGTGTCAACACCAAGTAGGCTACGGTAATGCGGGGTGGGAGTTAGACAAGGACTTGCTAGTACGAGGGAACAAGATGTACTCCCCTGCAACTTGCGTGTTCGTGCCGCCGGAGATTAACGTAGCTCTAACTAAGGCTGACAAGTCTCGCGGGAGTAGCCCTATCGGAGTGTCGTACAAAAAGTCTCACAGCAAGTACGTTGCACAAGTCGGTATCGGGGCGGTCCAGAAACATTTAGGGCTATTCGACACAGAGGATGAAGCATTCGCTGCGTACAAGGTAGCGAAAGAGCAATTCCTTCAAGAGCTTGCAGAGCAATATAAAGGGCAAATTGACGACCGTGCGTACTTAGCACTACTGCGTTACGAAGTCAGCCGTGAAGACTAACGCTTGACAAACCAAGAAGTAGGGAGTAAGATACTGCTTCCTACTAAATAACCAACAAGGAGAAGAACAATATGAGCAATCGCAAACTGGCATCGATTCGTCGCATCAAGCAACTGCTGCCCATCTCCGGGGCCGATAAAATCGAACTGGCCTTGGTCGATGGCTGGCAAGTCGTCGTGAAGAAGGGTGAGTTCAAAGAAAATGAACTCGCTGTGTACTTCGAAATCGACAGCTTTATCCCGAACAGCATCGCTCCGTTCCTAACGAAAGAAGGTTATCCACCGAAGGAATTCAACGGTGTGAAGGGTGAGCGTCTGAAGACCGTCAAGCTGCGCAAAACACTGTCGCAAGGTCTGCTGCTACCTGTGTCGAACTTCCCGTTCATGGCAGGAGAAATTGAAGATGGCGTAGTCTGCGAGGGCTACGACTTGACCGACGAACTGCGCGTCCAGAAATGGGAAGCCCCGGAAGAGAAGGCTACCAACAACGGCCCAATGGCTTCCAAGACCCGTTCGTTCCCGTACTTCATCCGCAAGACGGATCAGGAGCGAGCGCAGAACTATGGCAAGTTGATCGAACAGAACCTCGACACGGAATTCGAAGTGACCGTGAAAAAGGATGGTAGCTCGATCACTGTGTTCCGTGTGAACCCGGACAGCGAGTACTACGAGGATGCGAAACGTATGGTGCATGGTAAGCCGTCCCTGTGGCAGCGTATCAAGGCGTTCTTCCAGCGGAAGTATGACGAGCCTGTGTACGGCATCTGCTCCCGTAACGTCCTGCTGCCATTCGAAGGCGAAAGCAACTTCCATAAGGCTGCTGCTAAGCTTCTGCCGCACATGAAGGTGTACAACGAAGGCTCAGTTGCTATCCAAGCCGAACTGGTAGCCCCTGATATTCAGGGCAACTACGAGAAAGTAGATGGCGTTGAAGTACACATTTTCGATGTGTTCAACATCGATAAGCAGGAATACATGGTCCCGCGTGACCGTATCAACTTCCTTGGCGTGATGTTCTCGCCCGACAAGGTTCCGCACGCTACCATAGTAGACCGTGGTACGCTGCGTAACATCCTTCAACTGAAGGACGGCGAAGATGCCGTAGCGAAGCTGCTAACGTACGCTTCGGGTGAGGGTGACAATCCGGGCGTCATGCGTGAAGGTGTTGTCTTCAAGGCAATGGACAAGGACTTCTCGTTCAAGGTGGTATCGAACGAGTACTTGCTAAAGAAGGGCTGATGCTGCGCGTACTGCTCGCTATCTTGCTAGCTATCGTATGCTCGCCTCTTGCAAGTCCGCAGAAGGTGAGGTACACTTCTGATCCTAAACCGAAAGCATATCAGTGTTTAGCTTGGGTGGTGCATGACGAAAGCCGGGGAGAGCCGCTGAGGGGTAGCAGGGCAGTGTTGGATGCTGTCCTAAAGCGTATGAAGGACTCTGGGAAGGCTGCATGTGAGGTTATTGCAGAACCTTCTCAGTTTTCTGGGTTCTACCCGGAAGCTCCGTACGATGTTAGTAAGGAAGCGTTACAACGATTCGTAGCTGTTGCCAAGATGAAGCCAGTTACGGTAGAATGCAAATACTTCCATGCTGTGTACGTTCATCCGGCATGGGCAAACAAAATGACCAAGTGCTTTCAAGTTGGGAAGCACATCTTTTACAAGGAGAAGAAACATGCAAGCAGAAAACCTCGTCGCAGGTAAGCAGTACTGGTACGATGGCAAAGAAACCGATGGCATGGACTGGCTATTGCCGAACTCCGTCGTCACTGTCCTCAGTCTGGACGGTTCGCAGACACCGCCTGCACGTGGTATCGCCCATCACGCGGGTGTCGGCGGGACTCGCTGTGCAGAAGGCGCAGTGATTGATGGCTTTGTGCGCGCGAAATGCCTGCATGAACTGCCGGTGGAAGCCCCGGCAGCGCCCGTTGATTACCACGTAAGCGTCAATCCGAACAGCACTACCATCGTCATCCAGAAGCGCCTGTCGATTGAGGAAGTGCAGGCTGTAATCAAGGCAGCGGGGGCTTGATGGGGCTCTCCGACAAGCTCCAAGGGATTCACTTCTTCCAGTTCTCAGAAGGTAGCTACTCTGACTACCAAGTAGGGGGAGCCTATGCCTGTGACCACGAAGTAAAGCAGGAAGAATGGGCTGCGCACTACGGAGCATTTGTGGCTACTCGTCAAGCCAAGCAGGAAGAGATGGTAACTGCCCGCTACGAGAATCTGGAGGTTTACCGTATCCAGTGGAAGAAGTTTCGGGAGTGGTGCGAGGCTCAACCAAACCCGGAAACAACTTTTGTAGAGAAACATAACATGGTAGCTATCGAAGTTACCGAATGTTGGAGGGATTGAAAATGGTAACAATCGAAGGTAAGTGCGGCATCAAGGCTACCATCCTCGCTGACAGCATCAGCAAAGCTGGCGTTCGGTTCCTTACGTACGAAATTGAGTATCCTCGGCTGATTCTGGCCGAGCTAAATACTCACAAGATGCTGTCGAAGAACAGCTTCAGCAGCCGTGCCGTACCATTCGACAAGATGGTGCAGCAACTTTATGGCAAGCCTGTCCGCTTCGGCGCGAACCAAGGCGGTATGCAGGACAAGGGCGAAGACTACGACGCGAAGGTGCTCATTCCGGGCTACCTGTACGTAGCGTTCTCTGAATACCTGTACCAGTACCATCCGGGGCCATCCATCGAAGATTTGATGGATGAAGGTAAGCTTGTCGTTGAAGCATCTACTGCATGGGAGTTCCACAAATTCCTGAGCATTGGGCTCGCTGGTGCTATCAACGATGCGAAGTACCACAAGCAAGTGTACAACCGGCTGACGGAAGCACACCAGATAATGAAGACGGTGCTGAGTGGTACGGAGGTAGAAAACTTCTTCTGGTTGCGTGACCACAAAGCTGCTGATCCTACGCTGGCCGAACTGGCTCGTGTAATGAACGAGGCACGTAAGGCTTCTACGCCTCAACTGTTGCAAGCCGGTGAGTGGCATTTGCCGTACGTGGACTGGATTCGTGATGTCAACGGGAAGCAGCAGTTCTACATCCGAGCCGAGGAACCGGCAACGATGGAAGGAATGGGCCTTGCTACGCCACTGACAATTGAGCAAGCAATCAAGGTTTCGTGTGCTCGCTGCGCTGCTGTCTCCTACCGTAACGAAGGCTACGGACTGGAAAAGAGCATCGAAGTGTACGACCGTCTGGTAGGGGACGACAGGAAGCACGCAAGCGCATTCGAACATCAGGCTACGCCTGTCCGCGAGTGGGGCTACTATCCGCACTCCAACCCGGAATACAACAATAAGGTGCAGTACAACCATCCGTGGATTCCGTACACTTGGGAAGAGGGCATCACCCACGTTGACCGTAAGGGCAAGCTGTGGAGCGGGAACCTTCGGGGCTGGAAGCAATACAGGAAACTCATTCCGGGGGAGAACTATACAGGTGAAAACTGATAACGAACTGGTAGCGATGGCGTTGGAGATGGCAGCAGAAGACAAGAACGCAATAATCATGTTCGTGTTGCCTACCTACGCTGAAGCAAGGCACTTCTTGTCTCTGGCAAAGCAGAGTCCCGCTATAGGTGAAGGAGTGGTACAGCTACAATGTCTACAAGTGGATTTTCCTAGCGGTGGCCGTGTCTTGTTCCGAAGCCTATCGTTTGACAGTCGGAACGCTTGGGGAGGCTATCAGTATAGCCATGCGTTCGTGCCAAGACGTATCGGCAGCGAGTGCGAGGATGTAGTTAGATCGAAGTTGAGATACAGATACCCGGTATCCCGTGCTCCAATTGTGCCGAGCGGAATTTATCGGCCTTGGTACGTTGAGAGGAATCACTACTACGGACAAGAAGGGAAGCATGGAAAACAAGTGGGATATTGACCTGAGCTACCCACACAACTGCCAGTGTCCTCGCTGTGCCCGTAACGGGAAAGACACGGCGAAGGACAACTTGCAAGTGTATGGGGAGGGTAAAGGTGCGTATTGCCACGCGTGCGAGTTCACTATCCTATCGGACGAAGAGAAGGAAGCGCGAGGCATTACGGACGACGACGAAGAGGAAGAAGTGAGCACAAAAGAACCTATCACAACTGAAGAAAATGAACAAATTAAGAGCTATACTGGTACAAAATCGAAGGGCTGGCGGGGAATCAAGGACGAGACTAATCGTGCCTACGGGGTTCGTTATTCCTACGACGAAGAAACCGGAGAACCGGACAAACAGTACGTACCAACTACCCTCGGCTATGAACTGGTGGGATACAAAACCCGTGGATTCCCCAAGGATTTCTCCGAGCCTATCGGTGTAGTCGGAAAGGACTGCGATCTAATCGGCCAGTTCCGCTACAAGAATGGTGGGCGTGTTGTGCTCATCGTCGGCGGGGAAGTGGATATGCTCTCGGCTGAGCAGATGCTAGGAGAGTACCAAGAGTCGAAAGGCTACGACCGTGTTGCCGTTGTCACCCCATCGACAGGTGAGGGCGGTAGCGTCAAGCAGATTCAAGCCCAGTACGAATGGTTCAATAAGTTTGACCGGATCATTATCGGACTGGACAACGATGATGCTGGCGAGAAGGCGATGCACAAGTATGCCAAGGTGCTACCTAAAGGGAAGGTGTACGTAGCCAAGTGGTCGAAGAAAGACCCGAATTTGATGCTGACTTCTGGCATGGAGAAGCAGTTTATCAACGACTACTTCAAGGCCAAGCCGTACACGCCTGACGGTATCGTGGGCTCCGGGTCGCTGGCTGACAAGATCAGGCAAGCTGCTGCTATGCTGAAGATTCCGCTGCCTCTGTTCATGCACAGGTTGCAGGATATGATGGCTGGCGGTATTCCGCTGAAGGTCATTATCAATCTCGGCTCCGCATCCGGGACAGGTAAATCTACGATTGTCGATGAGTGTACGTACTTCTGGATTTTCAACAGTCCGTACAAACCGGGTATCGTGACGCTGGAGAGCGATTCAGGGCAGTATGGTACGAAGCTACTGAGCAGGCACGTTGGGCGTAAGATCGACCTGATCCCTGCGGTGGAAGAGAAGTTGGCGTATCTTGATTCGGACTACGTACGGCAGAAGGAACACGAACTGTACTTCAAGGAAGACGGTACGGAACGCTTCTATCTTATCGAGGACCGCGACGGTGGCCTTGAGTCGATGAAGGCCAAGATCGAGGAACTGATCATCTCGTGCGGATGTCAACTCATCATTCTGGACCCGTTGCAGGACATTCTGGACGGCATGACGAACGAAGAGCAGGCAGTGTTCCTTAAATGGATGAAGGGCATGATCAAGTCGCACGACGTCACCTTCATCAACGTCAACCACGTTCGTAAGAGCGGTGGAGGTCAGAAGGCTAATAGTACAGGTGCAGACCTCTTCGAAGAGGATATGCAGGGCAGTTCGTCTATCTTCAAGTCCGGCGCATGTAACCTGCTGTTTACTCGTAACAAGGAAGCTGAAGACGAAATCGAGCGCAACACGACTCGAATGAAGGCCAGTAAGATTCGTTGGACAGGTAAGACCGGCGTAGCAGGCGAGTACTACTACGATAACCCGACTCACACCATGTACGACAAGGAAGACTGGATGAGTAAAAATGGCGTCAAGGACTTTTGACGCTTGACATTGGAACGTACGTAGCTTACCCTACGTACTTCCTAACCAACTAAAGGAGAAAACAATGAGGAAATCTATGATCGTAGCAACCGCAGCACTGGCAGCAGCTATTGCAGCAACCGACGCTTCGGCTATCGCTGTCGCTGCACATGCCGTGGCTGTATCGGCTCATCCGGTGTCGGTAGCCCACGTAGCGCCTGCTGCTCATGTGGCAGCTCCCGCTGCGCATGTCACTATCGTTGAACCTGTCCGCGTTGCCCCTGCCCCTGTGGCAGTAAAGCCTGCTGTGGCTCCTGTACGACCTGTGATCGTCGCTCCTGTGCGTCCTGTCGTCGCAACGCCAGCCAGCAAGGTCTACTGCGAAAATCGCCCATACCGTTCGGACTGCAACAAATAAGGAGAAAACATGAGCAAAGCAACTAGCGAGATTACCCGCCGATTCGTGAATGTGTGGGTTCGCACGCAAGGAACTGACACTGCGGAACTAGAGAAGGCGTTCTTCGTTATGGGATTCCGCTGGCAGGGGAGCAAGAGGGGGGAGCCCCGCGAGCTTCGCACTCAAGAAAGGCCATCTTACATTCGCACTGAAGACAATTATAGCCTGTACTGGGCGAGTTGCCCCGGTGCTCGTCCGGAAGACTACGGCTACGATGCAAAGGAAGTGTCTCGTGACGAGGTGCTTGCAGCTGCTGAAGAAGTACGCAAGATCAAGCGTGCAGAAAGCAAGGCTTCCAAGAAGCGTCGTGCGCAGCGTAGATGGGATGCTACGGCTACCAAGCGTACTACGGAAGTGTGCCCGGTGCGTGAAAACGTTGTGATCGCTGTGAAACTCAATAACGGCACCGTTGTCACGAAACGTTCAGGCTGGTTCGATTGGGCTACGCGGCATTTAGACCAGAGAGGCAGCAACATCGCCAGCTACAAAGTGCTGGTTCCGAACAAGCACAAGCCGGAGCCCGTTGAATCAAGTGTAGTGCCACTGGAGTCGATGGTGCAAGCTGTTGCTTGGGATTTGGGCAAGGGTGTCGCCACTCCGGTACACGACGCTGTTCTCGATACGGACGGCAGCGTGGTAGCGACAGGCGAGTTCGTGAAGCCAGCACTCGACACGACCGGGCCGCTCGGCACGAATCCGAAGAAACAATATGGTGTGCAGTCGATCCCGTTGAGCTGCTGGAGTAGCTTGGCATCAGCCTACGGCTCTCTGGCCTTCTACAACGGAGCGCTGAAGTATGGTAAGGCTAACTACGCAAACACCCCAGTGGAAGCCTCTATCTACATCGATGGAGCTATGCGCCATCTTGCTGCATGGGCTGCTGGCGAAGAGTTCGATCCGGCGGACGGTGTGCCGAATCTTGGTGGTGTACTAGCGAACATTGCTATCCTACTGGAAGCACGAGCCGCTAATATGCTGATTGACGACCGTGCAAAACAGTCAGGCTACCTGAAGGAGCGCGACGAACTGAAAAAGATCGTGAAGCACCTGAACGAACTGCACGCTGGCAAGAATCCGAAGCACTATACGTTAGAGAAGAAGGAGTAAGCGATGCTCTACCTGCTTGCTTTCCTCACAAGCTTCTTGAATATCGGGCTCCGGTCGTTTCAGCAACTCAATGTGATGTACCGTAAGTACTGGTGGATTCTTCCTACCAGCATGTGCATGGCAGCGTGTGAAGCGCTGATCCTGTTGTCGTATGTGCATAGCGGCTGGGGGTGGATCGTAGCAGCTATCGGCTTGGGTGGAGGGCTTGGTAGCATCACCAGTACGTATCTCCACGGAAAACTTACCAAGAAAGGGTAACTATGATCTTATTCATGCTGCTGATTATTGCTCTGGCGTTGATTGATTCCGAACTGGCAGGGCTCGCACTGTTCCTCGGTGTAATTTGGCTGCTCTTCGGCTACTGCTGATTGAAAAGCCGCCCTTCGGGGCGGCTTTTTCTTTTAGTGAGAGCGTTGACTTAGCTACGAAGGTAGTGTAAGATACGTTCATTACTAACCAAGGAGAACAAATGACCCCAACCGAACAACAACTGACCTGCATCGCGGCAGCAGTGCAATACGCTGTCCTCAAGATCGAGGCTGGTGCAGGCTCAGGTAAGACCAGCACGCTGAAGCTAGTTGCTGAAGCTGTCCCTGAGCCGTCGCTGTACGTAGCATTCAATAAAGTAACTGCCACTGAGGCAGCAGAGAAGTTCCCGGCGCACGTTACCTGCAAGACCACTCACAGCATTGCCTACTCCAAGTTTGGCCGTAGCTTGCAAGACAAGCTGACCCGCCCGAAAGGTGGCTACGTCAATGTGGCCTTCACCGGCACGGAGATTGCCCGGTATTACAAGGTCGGGGCTATCATGGACATGGAACTCGGCACGCTGGCAACCACGGAGAATGCAGTTGGCCTGTTCGTACGTCAAACGGTGGAACGTTTCGAGCAATCGGCAGACGCGGAAATCAACGAGTTCCACTTGCCCCGGTTCGACATGCAGAAGACTCTGCAAGCTGACCCTTCCGCTGCTGCTTATGTCCTTCGCCTTGCGAAGAAGCTTTGGCAAGATCGCATCGACCCGAAGAGCCCTGTACTGGCAAGCCACGACACCTACTTGAAGCTGTTCCAACTCAGCAAGCCGAATCTTGGCTTCAAGGTGGTGTATCTGGACGAGGCACAAGACAGCACTCCTTGCGTGCTGGACATCGTGATGTCGCAAGCCAATCACGGAGCCAAGATCGTCCTTGTCGGGGATCGTCGCCAAGCTATCTACGGCTGGCGTGGTGCTATCAACGCAATGCAGCGTGTCGAAGGCCACAGCACTATCCTCTCGAAGAGCTTCCGCTTCGGCCAAGGCGTTGCTGACGTAGCGACTGCTGTCCTGCAAGGGACGATGAAGCTGACGGGCCGGGAAGACATGCCATCCGTGATTGGCCGTGGGGTGGTGGACCGTACGAAGCCGTATATGTACTTGTTCCGTACTAACTCTGGGCTCCTGTATTCGGCTGTAGCAGCTATTTCGAAAGGCGAGAACATCCGTCTTGAAATCGATGTGAAAGACTTCCTGCGTCTGCTGGAGTCGGCATGGGCTTTGTCGAAGAACGACATGCGCAACGTGAAGCACGAGAACATCCTTCCGTATCCAACTTGGCGAGAGTACAAGGAAGAAGCGGAGAAGATGGCAGGTGAGATGAAGCGCATTGTCAGCATCATCGATGGAGGGGACTATTTCCGCTTCGTACGTACGTTGGAGGGCTTTAGCAACCCGACTAACGCACCTATCGTGTACACCACAGCGCACAAAGCGAAGGGTCGTGAGCATGACCAAGTGCTTCTGGCAGACGACTTCCCAAGCCACTATGACGGCGGGGAGTGGGTGGGCTTGAACGAGATGGAACAGAACCTTCTGTACGTCGCTGTAACCCGTGCTATGCGTGTATTAGAGACGAACGACTCTGTGCAGGAAGCGCTCGATTATTACCACAACAAGGAGGCTGATCCGCTTGAGGCGGAACACGCAGCTTACGCTGGGAGGTACGAAGATTTCGACCACGAAGAAGACATCGCCCGGCTGGAGCACTACCAGCTTAACGGGAATGCTCCTATGCTGATGCCATCACTCGGAGCTGTCGGTAAGTTGAATGGAGAGATGGCTGTCGAAGCCCTTCACCGTGGCATGGAAGAGGACGAATGGCGTCGAACACGGAGAGATGAGGGTTATAGCGAAGTAGAGATTGATAACCTACCGTTTTAAAGGACAGAGATGACTGATGCAGAACTAGCAGCGCACTACAAAGCGCAACGTGACAAACTTCTGGCGTTCGCCCAGAACGCACCTGTAGCCTCTGGCGTATGCTGCTGCGGGGATGATATGGGGGAGCACAGTAGTGCCTACGATTATGGGCACAGCCCAGTCGATCAGTGGGACTGGAGCCTTCAGTGCTGGGAGAAGGAGTTTGATGAATTTGATAAGCAAGTAGGAAAGGAGACGTAGATGGAACTAAGTGTTGTCTGGGACTCGGAGGCGAAGAACCTGCTGAATTCCGAGTCCATTGATTACACAGCCTCTCCGTATTGCCTTAAAGACCCAGAGTTCGTACACTGCGTTGGTTTCGTTGATGTGAACTCAGACGACGAATGGTTGTTCACTCCTGAGCAAGTAAGACGGGGTGAGCACATCGACTTCATCATGGAGCACGTTGTAGAAATGATCGGCCATAACACGATCAACTACGACCATCTCCTGATGAAGTTGAGTGCTGGCCTGCATTACGAAATCGGTATCAAGAGCCTCGGCACTGTAGATACCATTACGTACAAGGGACGGACCAAGGAAGTCAAGATCACTGATACACTCGTGATGTCCAAGACGCTCAACCCTGACCGTCCGCAGCATAGCATTGAGTACTTCGGTAGCATTTTGGGTCTTGAAAAGATCAACTGGCGAGCGAAGGCTGTGGAGCTTGGGCTGATTGAAGCTGACGCTCCAAAAGGGTCAGAATTCAGGAAATGGCACCCAGAGATGGGCGTCTACATGATGCGGGACTGCCACGTTAATAAGCGTGTGTACCGTTGGCTGAAGAAGGAATGGGGAGACTGGGACTGGGATGATGCTTACGAACTAGAGAAGGCTGTAGCGGAAATCATCACGCGACAGGAGCACAGGGGATTCGCATTCAACTCGGCCAAGGCTGTAGAGAACGTTCGGTTCCTTGATGCCAAGATGGAAGAACTGCGGCAGAAGGTCGAGCCGCTGATTCCTCCTAAACCGTTGACGAAGACGCGTCTTGCCGACATGACGCCTACTGCCAAGCAATTTAAGAAGAATGGGGAGCCCACAACGCACATCCTGAACTTCGCTAAGAAGCACGGCGGAGAGTTTGTAGAGGTAGATGGTGTATGGACTGCGGACCTATACGGTAAGACGCATACGCTTCCGATGGAGCCTGAACCAATTGTCACGGAGGAACCGGCAAAGCTGGACGATACACTGCACATCAAGCAGTGGCTTGTCTCGATGGGCTGGAATCCAACCCAGTACAAGGAACGTGATCTGACGGTAGACAGCAAGAAGAAGAAGCTTAGCTTGGACAAGTTCAACGAAGCTGTTAGGAAGTGGGTAGACCAGACCTTCGATAGCCCGTTCAAAGCGGACAGGCTTGAAGAGTTGGAGTACTCTCCACGGGTTAGCAAGCAGTATGTGCTGCACAAGATGCTCGCTACAGACCACATGAAACGTCCGTTGAAGGTTTATACGAACCCCACGCTGACAATCGGCATGGAGAAGGAGATTGACCCGGAGTTGGAGAAGCTGTCCGAGAAGTTCCCCTATGCAAAGGAGATTTCGCACTACCTGACGTACAAGCATCGACGTAACAGTATCTTGGGCGGAGGGATCGACCCGGACGACGAGGACGACATTCAGAAGGGCTGGATGTCCGTGGATAGGCTTAGTGTGGACGGACGTATTCCTACGCCTGCGGATACGTGTGGAGCAGCTACGAGCCGTTTCAAGCACCGATTGGTGGCTAACATTCCGCGTGTCACTTCGATGTATGGTGTGGAGATGCGGGAGTTGTTCGGAGTAGACGAGTACTTCTACCAGATGGGCTATGACTTCGACTCACTAGAGGCGAAAGTTGAGGCCCATTACACCTACCGCTATCCCGGTGGACCGGAGTATGGTGTCAGCCTCACCGCTGAGAAGCCGAATGACTGCCACTCTGTACTGGCGCTGAAGATTACGGACATTCTTGGCCGTGAGTTTCCTCGCTCGACAGCTAAGAACGTGAAGTACGGTTGCTCGTACAATGCGCAGATTCCCCGTATCGCTAAGACCGTGGGCTGTAGCATCGAAGAGGCAACCATTATCTTCAATGCGTTCTGGGAGCAGGCTTTCCCGCTGAAGGCTCTGAAGGAAAAGATGCAAGCGTACTGGGAGACGACAGGGCAGAAGAAGTTCTTGCAAGGTATCGATGGACGTAAGCTGCCAATCCGGGCGAAAGGTAACGTGATCAACACTGCGTTCCAAAGCTGCGGTGTTATCTGTGCCAAGCGTGCGATGGTGCTGCATGACCGCTACCTGAAGGAAGAGGGACTGTCTGTTGACTTCTTCTCGGATGACTGGAAGGCTAAGTTGGAAGCGAAGGAGCAGTTTGCACAGCAACTCATCGCCTACCACGACGAAGCCCAGTGCGAAGTGACGAAGAGCAGCGTTACCTTCAAGCTCTTCAAATTCGAAGGCCCGTACGAGGTTAAGAATGCGAAAGGTAAGATGGAACTGTCTGAGAACGCGGAGGCTGCTAAACGGGCTGCAAAGGCGTTTAAAGACGCGCAGACGGACAAGGTATGGTCTGATATCGGCCACACAGACAAATGCTTCTACGTGGCTTATAACCGTGCTGGAGAGCTTGCTACGAAGGCTGTCACTGAAGCTGGTAAGTACTACAAGCTGAAAGTGGAACTGACTGCTGGCTACATGATCGGTACGAACTGGGCTACGTGTCACTAATGGACAGCCATGTACAGGAGCAGATTGAAGTTCTTAGACGAATAGCCGAACGAGGACTCAATCTGGCTCATAAAATCGACACAAGGTTCGTAGACATTTTCCAGCACATGCTGGACGAGATTGAACGGACAAAGAAGGAGGAAGTATGTTTGTAAATGAAGAGTACTACGAGGGCAAGCGTGCCTATCGAGAGGGCTACGGCCACGACGAGAACCCGTATCAAGAGGGTACACCAGAGCACAACGATTGGACTGATGGATGGGAAGACGCTGAAGGCGAAGCATCGATGTAAATAACTGTTGACAAGCAGGTAGGAAGCTAATACTATCTGTCTTGTCGTAACCTACAAAGGAGGAATCAAATGTTTGGAATGCTTGAAAAGCTGGCTAAGGCCACGGTAGCAGCCGTTGTCGAAACCCCTATCGCTCTCGTCGCAGACACGCTGACGTTGGGTGGCGCTCTCACCGACACGAAGGAGCCGTACACTGTTACCGCTCTGGACAAGGTGGTGAAGAACGTACAGGAGGCTACGGAATAATGGGTCAAGCTAAACAAAGGGGCACCCTCGAACAACGTATCGAGCAATCCCGCCAGAAGTGGGACGCAGGCATCGAAGCCCAGAAGAAGGAGATTGCCGATCTGGATGCACTGGAAAAGCGTCAACTGGAAGCAATGGGCCGCTTCGTTGATACCCAAGTGATGCCCCGTCTGCGTACGAGTCCGCTCGTTCGTATCGACTATTCGGGTATCGAACTGAAGACGCTGGCTAACGGGCTAAATAAAGCTTGACAATCTAAGAAGGTAGGTATTATTATGTGCCTATCTACTCAACCAAGGAGAACGAATGCGGATACTGATCTGTGGAATCGTCTTGCTAGCTGTCGGATTGGCTTTGAGCCCCTTTAATCCGAAGCTGGGCCAAGACGATTCAGAAGGATTCCTACCTTTGAGTGTAATACTCACTGGGGCTGGATTGTTCCTGACCTTAACTGCTCTAGCACCAACCATTTAACCAAAGGAGAATACATATGAAGAAACTGTTTGCAACCATCCTGCTGTCACTGGCTGCTGTGACAGCAATGGCATCACCCCGTCCCTCGGACATCGAAGATGCTTTGGCAGCACGGGACTACCAATCGGCCAAGTCGATGACGCAGGAAGTGCTGCGTGAGCATCCGGACAGCGCGAAAGCTCACCTGTTCAACGCTTACGTGCTGCTGAAGGCTGACAACGACCGCTCCGGGGCCGCTGCTGAACTGAAAACTGCCCGGATGCTGGACAAGAACCACAAGGTACAGAACTCGGCCCTGTTCGGTCGCACCACGGCGGAGTTGGAACGTAGCACTCCTGTCACTCCAGTGCAGCGTGTGGCACCGAAGCCGTACGTAGCCCCGGCTCCTGTCGTGTACAGCCAGCCGTATGTGCAGGAACAACCGGGTAGCTCGTTTCTGGTGAAGCTGTTGAAGTTCCTGTTCTGGACTTCGCTCATCGGCATCATCGTCTACTTCGTGTACAAGCTGTTTTTCAAGCGTAAAGAAGTGGTGGTTAGCTGCACTGGTCACACGTACACTGCGCCGCAACGTGCAACGATGGACGACGCCCTGTACACCAGCGTTTCCCGGCCAGCTTACGAAACTGCTGAACAACGCAGCTATCCGGCTACCCCGCATCCGGTGTACCGTGATACGGTGTACCGTGCCCCGGCTGTGCAGCCTGTCGTTCAAGCAGTTCCGAGCACTACTGTGGTGCATACGGACAACGGCATGAACAACATGATGACTGGCATGATGCTGAACGAGATGATGCACCACAGCCACGAGCACGGTCACAGTTCTCACCGGGACACCTACGTAGAGCGTGATACGTATGTCGAACGTGCTCCCGCTTACGAGCCTCAACGTTACGAAGCACCATCCCGTAGTAGCACTGACTATGAAACATCGCGTGCTTCGTACTCGTCGGGCAGCGGTAACAACTGGGGCACGAAATCGAATGACAGTGGCTGGGACGACAGCGATAGCGACACATCGACTGACACGCCGAGTGGAGGCTGGGACGACTGATGCGCAATAAGCCTACCAAGGCAATGCGCAAAGCTACCAAACCAGCAAAGGCCAAGGACTATCAAAAGATGGTCTTGGCAGCTAGTGAGGTAGTGATGCGTACGAGGAATGGTAGCTATGAGAATAGAAACCATTCTGGACTACCAGAATACGTTGTGATAGAATTCCCATACTTCGTGAAGTTCCAAAAGGGCTTCCCGAAGGGGATGCTGATCGAGAAGAAAGCTACTAGCAACGTACACCAGATTAACGCGGTAAAGTTGCTTGACTGGCTCTACGAGAACGGACACAGTAAGTACAGTGCTAAACAGCTAGTGCAACGTACTAAAGACTACGAACGATTGGAAGCTTCCATTGCTCGTATGTTTGAAGACTAATCAAAAGGAGAAAACATGAGTCTGAGTAAATTTTCTAGCCATGCTGAGTACATGGCATCCATCACTCCCGGCAAACCGGCTGCTACTGCCGATAAGCCTGTCGTGAAGTACAAGGCTACGCCAGTCACGAACCCCGAGGTCGGTAACTCCACTGCGGTCATCCCACTGGATCACCCGGCTGAGTACCTGAACGGTCGTGTGGCTACCACTTCCTACATCGTCGCTGTCGGCCAGAATGGCAGCTTCGAGACCCGTAACACCCGCTACGAACTGGCAGAGTAAAAACACTTGACAAGTAGTGCTACGTAGTGTAAGATAGCGGTTCTGGAGCAATTCAGACCGCAACCAATCAAACCTTGAAGGAGGGAAAATGAGTCACTGGTACTGCAACCCTTTCTTTTGGGGCGGGGTGGTGCAACAAGTAATATGGTGGGTGTGGATAATCTCTACCATTCGACGTAAGTAGTAATCAACCAAGTAAAGGAGAAAACAATGCAACGTAAGGAATTCATGACCCCGGCTCAAACCCGTGCCATCGGCAATGCCCCTCGTACCCACGAGAACTGTATTCGTCTACTGAAGGAAGCCAAGCTGGCTCCTGTGGCTCGTCCGGGTAAGACTGCCAAAGACGCCTACAACAAAGGGCGGTAATAAAACAAACGGGTCGTTAGCTCAGTGGACAGAGCATCGGTGTTCTAGGCCGATTGGTCGAGGGTTCGAATCCTTCACGACTCACCAACAATAGGAGAAACTGTATGTTCGTTGTAAATTTGACTTTGGGCATCCTGTGTACAATCTTCAAAGGTTTCGTACTGGCTGCGCTGTTCAACTGGTTCGTCGCCCCTGAACTCGGCTTCGCAATCAACACTGGTGTCGGTATCATCCTGATGATCCTAGCCAATCTGGCAACCTTCGATCCTCGCGTGGTAGTGGAGAAGGCAGGAAACCAATACGAACGCTTCGGTGAGACTGTTGCAACCGCTGTCGTTTTCGGACTAGCCTTCGTCCTCGGCTGGCTCCTGCATCTGGTAGCGTAAGGGGGAACAATGTCACTGACACGTAAAGAAGCAATCGCTGCTGCTAAAAAGGCAGCAGAAAACTTCCCTGAGCAGTACACGAAGGTGGACGGTTTTGAACCGCACGAGTGGGTTATTCAAGCCGTCATCGAAGCTTCTACGGATGCCCGCAAGGAGGGGTACGACGAGGGGTACAACGAAGGCTACGACGAGGGCTACGAAGACGGCTCCTACGAGGGCGGAGTGTAAGGCTCTAGGAGACGAAATGCCGTAAGTGTCTCGCTATGCGCTCACCCCGGTGGGCGTCTCTAAACAAAACGGCTATTGCGTAAGACCGAAAGGCTACGGGGCAACATAGGTTGCTATTAACTAAGGAGTATTACAATTGGGTCTGAAACCAAAATCGAGCGGTAAAGGTGGTAATGGCGGTAACTACGAACAGCGTAACTTCCCGGTTCCGAAAGCTGGTGCTCGCCGTGCTCGCGTCTCGCTGATCGCTGACCTCGGCACGCAAGAGCGTGAGCCGAGCTACATTGGACCGGACGGCAAACTGTGTAAGCCGGATGCGGAAGGTGCTGTCCGTAAGGATAACAAGCCAGCACATCAGATCGCCATTTTCGCTGACCTCGTGAACGATGTCGTAGACTATGGCGGTGAAATCGGTAAAGCGCAGTACCGCCTGCTGCTGAACAAGAGCTTCAAAGGTGACGTTCAGGGTATCAACTTCTACCCTACCCCGCCAGTGGACAACAAGGGCAACATTATCGAAGGTAAGAAGTGGGCGTACCATCCTCAGTCGATGCTGACAAAGCTTGGTGACGCTATCGGTCTGGAGAACTTCGGTGTACAGGACGAGACGGACGATGTGGAACTCCTACTGAATGGGCAGTTCATCGCTGAAGTGGATGTGAAGGAAACCAACTCCGGTAAGCAGGACAAGGACGGTAACGACATCATCTACAAGAACGTCAACTTCAAGAAGCCAGCCAAGGTTCCGCCTGAGATGAAGGAAGATGCGGACGGCAACGAAGTCGAAGTGGTCCCTACCTTCGCCAAACTGCAACAAACTCCGATGATTATCGGCTTCGACAACGTGGACGAAGACAACGTTAAGTTCCTGCGTGCTGATATTCGCAAGAAGATCAAGGCGTCGGCTGAGTACCACAAAGAAGAAGGTGCTCGGATGAAGGCAGCAATCGAAGCGTACGAAGCGAAACTCGGTATCAAGGATGATAGCGCTGACGAAAAACCGGCTAAACCGGCCACTCCGAGGCCATCGAAACCTGCCAAACCGAAGGCTCCGGTGCAGCAAGACGACATGGACGACGATATTCCATTTTGACGGAATAGGTAGTTAGCACTATATGACCCGTAATCCGAAAGGGTTGCGGGTCTTTTCTTTTGGGGAGGATTAAATGAGCATGGAACCAAAAAGGCCTGATCTTGTGGTCATCGATGGCGATATAATTGCCTACCGTGCTTCAGCAGCGAACGAGAAACGCTTTGTAAGATGCGTACACAAAGAGACAGCGGAGGAAGTAGAATTCGATACGCTGACCAAGTTTCGGGAATGGGCAGGGGATACCAAGGACGACTACGAAGTGACGCCGGGGCAAAAATCCGGGCCACTGGAAAATGCTTTTCACATCCTGAACCACATGATCCAAAACATCACAAAGGCATGTGGAACGGAGAGCTACCACATCGTAGTAAGCGGAGACGATAACTTCAGGCTTCAGCTACCACTGCCTACGCAGTACAAGGATAGCCGGAAAGAGAGCATGAGGCCGCTTCAACTTAAGGACTGCAAGAAGTATTTGATCAACAGTCACAATGCAGAAGTGAGCGTAGGCGTTGAAGCGGACGATGTACTGGTTGCGTATGCTACAGCCGGGAACATCCAAGCTTCCATCGATAAGGACGCCAATCATGGCCCGTTCTGGCTGTACAATTGGGACACCATGACGGAGCCTGAGTACATCGGAGGCTTCGGAGAGCTTATCGAGATTGTGAAGGAGACAGCTCGTAAAACGGCTGCTGGCAAGCCGGTCTACACCCGCGACATCAAGGGCAAGGGACGTATCTGGTTGTACTACCAAATGCTGTTCGGTGATCCTGTTGATGCGTACAAGCCTTGTGAGCTGGCAAAAGTGAAGTTTGGTGAGATTGGTGCGTATGAACTGCTACATCGATGCAAGACCGACAAGGAAGCATTGGAGGCAGTAGCTAAGCAGTACCAAATCTGGTATCCGGAGCCGATCACGTATCGTGCTTGGGATGGCTCGCTACAGGAAAACAAGTCATGGCTGGACATCTGGCAAATGTATGCCGATTGCGCATTCATGAAACGCTTCGAAGGGGACCGATTTGACGTACGTAAGGTGCTGAAGAAGCAGGGGATTATCGATGCGTAAGCGTAAGGCAAAGCTGTATGCCAGCAAGTACTACCGACCTTTCGATGTCTGGCTTAGAAGCCTTACGCGTGGCATCAATGCTTACGTAAGGAGTCTGCATGGCTAAGAAGGAAGCCCCTAAGACCCGCTGTGGCGGGACGATGACGGAATCCCAGTACCTAGCGTGGATTCGTTCTGCTCTTCGTTCTAAGTGGCTTCGATGGCAACCCCGTAACGACTGCCTAGCAGCCGCTAGACGGCCTTACAAGGGTCCGAACGCACGGCAGAAGTGGGAGTACCAGTGTGCGATTTGCAAGGAGTGGTTCGTATCGAAAGAGATGGAGGTTGACCATTATCCGCACGATGCTGGCTCCATCCTGTCAGTTGAGGACATCGGCCCCTTCGTGGGACGCCTGTACTGCGAGACTGACAATCTCCGGGCAGTGTGCAAGCCTTGCCACAAGATACACACGTACGCCAAGAGCGAAGGGTTGACGTTCGAAGAGGCGAAGCTAGTTAAGAAGGTACTGGAGCTTACCAAGCAACCTACGAAAAAAGTTCTTGAGTTCCTTGCACAGCATGGGTACAATGGTGACTCTGTAAGTAACGCGACTAAGCGTAAGGAGTTGGTCACGAAAATTTTGAAGGAGAGACATGAGTAATGTTGAATGGACAACCCTAGCTGTCAAGCTGGATGAAACGGGGATGAGTTGGCGAGACATCGCGGACATGCTGAAAAAACCGAAGAGCACTGTCAGCGACTATCTTCGTGGCTACCATAAGGAGCTGTCGAAGGCTGGAGGGGACGATATGTTCGATACTGAGCGTGTCCTGTTCATCTCGGACCTGCACATCCCGTACCATCACGAAAAGGCTTTCATCTTCTTGGAAGGGCTGAAGAAGCGCTACGACCCTACGCTTGTTGTGAACGTAGGTGATGAGCTGGACAAGCACGCGATGAGCTATCACGACCATGACCCGGACCTTCCGAGTGCCGGGGATGAGTTGGAGCGTTCGCTGCCGCATGTGAGGGAGCTTGAGAGCATCTTCCCGGACATGGAGTTGGTGGAATCAAATCACGGCAGTCTCCATCTCCGTAAAGCGAAGACGCACGGGTTCTCGAAGCGCTACATTCGCAGCTATAACGAGATTCTAGAAGTGGGCTCGGGATGGAGGTGGCACAACGATCTGACGTTGGACATGAGCAAGTGGGGAGTTCCGGATGTGTATGTGCATCATGGAAAGACCAAGCGGGCAATCATGACCAGCAAGGCTTATTCGATGTCTCACGTATGCGGGCACTACCATGAATCGTTCGGTATCGAATACTGGGCGAATCCGAAGGGGCTGTATTTCGGGATGAACATTGGTTGCCTTATCGATGATAAGAAGCTAGCATTCGCTTACAATAAGATCAATCCGCACCGTCCGATCATCGGGACCGGGCTGATTATCGAAGGCGTCCCGGTCTTGGAAGCAATGCCACTGTAAAATAACACAACCAAAGGAGAATAAACATGAGCATTTTTGACGTACGCACTGACACTGCCCCGAATATCACTCAGTTGAAGTTTGGGGATTTCAACAGCAAAACGGCTACCGCACAATACATCGAGCGGTACAAAGGGGCAGTGGGCGGGATCAAGGTCGTTGACGACTACGACGAGTTCGTTGTTGTCAGTGACAAAGCCCACGCGGAAAATCTCATCAAAGCCCTTGAGACAGCTATCGAACTGGGTTGGGTGGAATGACAAATCTGACCTTCAATGAGGTCTTTCTGGAACAGCTAGGTATCGATCTTGGCATTATGCTCGTCCTTGTATCGGATGGTCGTATCATGTTCGAACGTACCATTACGTTCGTTCCTACGTATGACTATTCGAAGGATGGTGTGACGGCCAGTTTCGATGCCGACAGCTTCGGCCTGAAAGAACCTGACGGCGACTTCCAACCGTTCAATTACGGAGTGGCCTATCAGTATAAAGAGATTCCAACACTGAAAAAGTGGCTGGTGCAACAAAACATGCAATTCAACGTAATCAAGGAGCACACAAATGAGTATTAAGCACGACATCAACGCAGCCGTAGACGCATGCCACAAAGCCTCGACGAACGCTGGGTGGTGGACTGACAAAGAAGGCAACCATCTTACGCTCAATCCGTTCGCCTTTTCCAACAAGATCGCACTGGTTCACAGCGAACTGTCGGAGGCTCTGGAAGCAGACCGTAAAGACATGATGGACGACAAGCTGCCACAGTTTCACGGGCGTGCTACGGAGCTAGCAGACGCATGTATCCGTATCTTCGATCTGGCTGGAGCCTACAACATTCCTCTCGGGGATGCAATCGAAGCGAAGATGGCGTTCAACGCTGTCCGACCGGATCACAAGAAAGAAGCTCGGGAAGCAGTAGGCGGTAAGTCGTACTAAGAAGGAGGTAGCATGAAAACAATTAGCACCACTGATCTTCAACTCATTCCTGAGTTGTCGCATCTTCGAATGATCGATTTCATTCATCCACGTAACGATGCACTGATTGCCCCGTATCTGAAGGTGCTAGGGTACGATCTTGACTACCCAATCGAGTACGTCGCTTCCCAGCATCGAAACCTTCAAGGGAAGGTGGTAATCGCGTATCAGATTGTTGGTGAGGTTGATATCAATTCCAACTTCCTTAATAGCTCGTTTGCTACTTCGGAAGACCGCATCATCGCTGCTGGCTACAAAGACCTTAGCTTGGCTAACCAAATGTCACGCTCCCTGTCCACAAACCGGGAGTACGATAGCGGGGTAGTGGAAGGCTTCCCGGCAGAGCTGACAAATCCGGACGAGGCAGATATTCTGGAGCAAATTGGAGTGCTTGAACACCTTCTGCAACAAGTGAGGCCGAACATGCGTCACGAGGATGGCAGTCTTAAAACTCTGGCAGAGTACCACGCCCCTCCGGTGGAGCCTGTCAAGAAGGAACGGCGTCGTAAGAAGCTTGCAAGCTAACGCTTCGTATGGTATAATATCCGTCCGCAAGGGGCTTCGTGCCCCTTTTTGTTTTACAGAATAACCCGACAGTAATAAGGAATTGAAATTGGACATCTCGCAACAAATCCTCAGTGACGTAGTAGTGTTTAACAAGTATAGTAAATACATCCCGAAGCTTGAGCGCCGGGAAACATGGGAAGAAATCTGTGATCGCAATATGGCGATGCACATTGCCAAGTATCCGGCTCTGGCTGACGAAATCGAAAACGTTTTCAATACGTACGTGAAAACTAAGAAAGTGCTCCCTTCGATGCGTTCGATGCAATTCGGTGGGCGTCCTATCGAAATCAACAACACACGTATGTTCAACTGCTGCTGCCTGCCTATCGACAGCTACATCTCGTTCAGTGAAACGATGTTCCTGTTGCTTGGTGGCTCAGGCGTTGGCTATAGCGTCCAGAAACACCATGTCGAGCAGCTTCCGGCAGTCGTAGGCCCGAAGGCTAAGAAGCGACGCTACCTTGTAGGAGATAGCATCGAGGGCTGGGCAGATGCAGTGAAGGTGCTGTTCCGTGCCTACTTCGAGAACAAGGCTGATCCGGATTTTGACTACCGGGACATCCGTGAAAAAGGAGCATTGCTTGTCACTGCTGGTGGTAAGGCTCCGGGACCGGACCCGTTGCGTATCTGCCTTGAGCATGTCCGTGTCATCCTAAACAACGCTCGTGGACGTAAGCTTACCCCGCTGGAGTGCCATGACATCCAGTGCCACATTGCGGATGCTGTCCTATCTGGCGGCATTCGTCGTGCTGCTATGATTGCATTCTTCAGTCCAGATGACATCGACATGATTACGTGCAAGAGCGGTGCATGGTGGGAACTGAACCCGCAACGTGGCCGAGCTAACAACAGCGTTGTACTGGTACGTGGCACGATTGACGAAGCAACGTTCAAGGCAATCTGGAAGCGTGTCGAAGAATCGAATGCCGGGGAACCGGGAGTGTACTGGACGAATGACCGGAACATCCTGAGCAACCCGTGTGTGGAAGCAACGTTGCTTATGTACTCGTTCTGTAACCTCACCACGGTTAACGGTGACGATGTTGACACTCAGGAGGAACTGAACGCTCGTGCTCGTGCTGCTACGTTTATTGGAACGTTGCAAGCTGGCTACACCAACTTCCACTACCTGCGTGAAGTGTGGAAGGAAGTGACGGAAGATGACGCCCTAATCGGCGTGTCGATCACTGGCATTGGTTCTGGTAAGATTCTCAAGCTGAACCTTGAGCAAGCTGCTTTCGAAGTGGTGCGTGAGAACGCCCGTGTTGCTGGCATCATCGGCATCAAGACGGCTGCTCGTACGTCGCTGAACAAGCCAGAAGGTACTGCGTCCATCGTTGTCGGTTCGGCTTCCGGTATTCATGCTTGGCATGCTCCGTACTACCTGCGTCGTATGCGTGTCGGTAAGAACGAAGCACTATACCACTACATGATCAAGAAGTTCCCTCTGCTAGTTGAAGATTGCCACTTCAAGCCTCACTTGGAAGCGGTGATGACCTTCCCGCAGAAAGCTCCAGAGGGTTCGATCCTGCGTACGGAGAGCTTCATGGATTTGTTGGAGCGTGTACGTCGCTTCAACCAAGAATGGATCGCACCGGGCCACAACCGTGGCGTACAGAAGCATAACGTAAGCTGCACCATCAGCCTGAAAGCTGACGAGTGGGAAGCTTGCGGACAGTGGATGTGGGACCACAGGGACGAATACAACGGTATCAGCGTTCTCCCGTACGATGGTGGCACTTACGTTCAGGCACCATTCCAAGATTGCACCAAAGAAGAGTACGAAGGGCTGATGGCATACATCGAAGCACAGGGCTCGTTCGATCTTCGACAAGTGAACGAGGAAGAGGATTCTACTAACCATACTGGCGAGTTGGCCTGTGCTGGCGGAGCCTGTGAGGTAAGGTAATGGCAAGAGAGACGGTGGACTTGAGTTGGAATGACCAGTTCCCGCCTCTCAACCTATACAACCATCCTAGCTACGGCGTGGTGGATGTGTGGGCGGAGGCCGTGAAACTGGGAACCATCCCTGTGCCTGACCACATCCGGCAGGCTATTCTTTTTGGAAAGGACAACAATGAGTAATTTGGTAGTGTACTCTACAAACAACTGCCCCGGTTGTAAGGCAGTAGTGCAGGAGTTGGAACGCCGGAACATCCGGCATGAAGTGGTGAAGATTGACGAGGACGCGGAGGCGATGACTTGGTTTAAGTTCCAAGGCCATCGTACGGTTCCCAAGGTCTACACCCGCGACGGTACGTGCCTTGCTGGCAGTCTGATGGAACTGCTGAAGCTTCCGCCTGCTGTTCTGGAGCCGTTTAAAAATAACGCTTGACAGCTACCAAGCACTAGCTTACTATGTAGCCATACCAACCAACAAGGAGAACAAACATGAGCAATACCAAGCAAGCAAGAACTGGCGACATCATCCGTGCCGTGAGCGGCAACTTCGACATCACTCAAGGCAAGCTGTACTACGCCTACGATGTTCAACGGGAGCCAAAAGTTCATGTCAAATTCTACGACGACAAAGGCAACAAGCGTGCGTTCTGGCATGTGTCTGAGTACGAAATCGTTGGGAACCTTAACGATGTCGCCATCACTCCGAAACCGGGCCTGAAGGACATCAAGGGCAACGTAGTGCAGGAGGGCGACACCGTTGCTTACGCATTTACCAACGGGCACAACTCGGCAGAACTCGAACTGTTCGAAGTGCAGAAGATCGTCAACGATGGCATCGCGGTAGGCCGTAGCCTCAAATCGGACATCGCGTACAATCTCGGCGTGTTCGAGCAGCGTGCGATCAAGGTAGCTAACGCTGCATAAATACTAAGGCTGGAGTAGCTACGGCTGCTCTGGCCTTTTTCTTTTGGAGATATGATGAACCAGTGCGACGGATGCAGGGCGGGGCACGAAGTTATTAACAAATACGGGGCGAGAGCGCACGTAGATGCTACAGGCTACATGTACATGGCCTGCCAGTCACATCGCTACTTGCCACAAGAAGAGACACCAGAACAACGTGCTAAGCGAGAGCTTGGCTTTCCAATTGAAGGGATCGAACCATGAACGCTTACCAACGTCGCAAACAACGTCGCTCTCGTGCTGTCCTCGTCTTCGACACTGAGGCATGGTGGAACAATCTTCGCAAGAAGGTTATGAGGTCGGTGCGTCCAAGCCTATCTGTTACGGGACGTAGCGAAGGTAGCGTTCTCTACCCGTTCGACTACCCTTACAGCAGGCGTATCAATGTGCTGAAAGCTCGACCTCTGTGCGATAACAGCACGTTGGTGTTCTCTCCTGACGGACTGGAAGATTTCTCTGGCTTGGAAAAGCGAATCGCGCTCAACTTGTAAAGGACTAACGAATGAAACTCATCATCGCTGGAAGTAGATCGATCAAGGACTACAACGTTACACGGCAGGCTATCATCGAAAGTGGCCTGTGGCATACATACGGCAAGAAGATCGTGGTGGTATCTGGGGAAGCTGAAGGCCCGGACAAGCACGGACTGATATTCTCAGAGAAGGCCGGATTGAAGAAGCCTATCAAGAAGCCTGCTAAGTGGGACGACATTAAGGCTCCGGGAGCAGTGGTACGCTACCGCAGAGATGGAAAGCCATACAATGTGCTCGCTGGCTACTGGCGTAACGAAGAGATGGCTCAGATTGCGGATGCGGCCCTGATTGTATGGGACGGGCGTAGCACTGGAAGCTTGGACATGCTGCACCGGATGGTAGCGCATGGGAAGAGCGACAGCACTTACTTGTTTCCGCTCCGTATCGATGCTGATGCGCTCGACCGCCTGCAAGATAAGTGCCACATTATTTTTCCAAACAGCTTGACACAGGATAAGTAGTACTAGATAATAACTCCATCGCAACCAACCGGAAAACTTAAATATGCAAACCTTCTACCGTATCGAGCACAAAGAGACTGGGGCAGGGATGTACCACCAAGGTAACAACGGCACCCCTAACTTCTACGACATACTGCGGGAAACCGAGTCGAACCTGTTCGATGACCACCATCCATCGCCATACAACGACTCCAAACTTCTTGATAGTTTCGAAGCAAAGGGCGTAGCTGCTGACGAGGTAGTGTACGTAGGATCGAAGTACTCGTACGGCTTCTGTTCGGTGGAGCAATTGCGTTCGTGGGTGTACAACGACGAATGGCTTCGTAAGCTGGACGAATCTGAATACGTGCTTGCCGTCGTTGAGTCGGACGACTACTTTGAGGGCAACACTCAGGGGATATTCGTCAAGCCGGAAGAGTACAAGAAGGTAAGCATCAAAGAATTTTTCAACCTGTAACAAGAAAACAAGGAGAAACGAAATGGAACAATTCAATCTAGCTGCAAACCTGCGTGCTGCTAAAGCCCTGATCGACACCCCGGCCAAGTGGACTCAAAGCGTTCTGGCCCGTGACAGCATGGCTCGCCAAGTGGGCATCGAAGACCGCAACGCTACCTGCTTCTGTTCGATGGGGGCGCTCTTGCGCCATTGCCGTGACAAGGAGCTTCCCGGTGAGGCTAGAAAAACCATCTCAGAGGCTCTGGACAATGTAGCGGAACTCACGGCGGGGGATGATAGCACAAATATTGTGATTTACAACGATGAGCACACCCACGCCGAGGTTATGGCCGTATGGGATAAGGCAATCGAACTGGCAGAGAAAGAAAGTGCTTGATCCGGACGTAGTGGCAGAGCTACGTTCTGAAGTACAAAGCAATAAACGTAGCACTCGCTGCCAATGTGATGTAGAATGGGGCAAGTGCCCCGGACCTCAAGCGTGTCCGTTTTCTGGATACGGTGAAACCTGCCCGTACTCGGGCTTTGAACAAGGAGAAAAAGAAATGCTGAAAATCGAAGATTTGACAGTAGGTACTAAAGTAGTGGACTCAATGTTTCCGTTGGATGTCGGCTCCGTCATCGCCAACGATGGCACCGAAGTTGTGGTTAAATTCGAGGACCATCAGCACCACTACAGCCACAACGTCCAAGGTGACGAACGTATCAAGGGAGCGGACAACCTTCGCCACTTGGAACTAGCCTGAAAAAAGGAGACGACATGAAAGCTGTCATTAAGAGCCGTAACCAACGTGAAGGTAAATTTGTTCCGGGCTGGTGCTACAACCCGGCATTCAAGAGGACAGACGCTGGGAAGGTGTTTCCGAAGAAGCGTGCTGGTGCTCACTACGAGCTTCGGAAAGTGATTGGCTATACCGACATCGTTGGAAATTTCATTCCCGGCCTCACTTACTTCCGTACCTACCGCGAAGGAGCATTCGAATGAGCTTGCGCATCGATGACAAGGAACTGTCGTTCACCAAGACGACCTTCCCCGGTGGCGAGTCGTGCATCCGTGTGGAAGTGGCAGGGGATGAACTCCCGAAGGGCATCGCAATTCAACTGGACTTCGAATCGAACTCTGACTTGTTTGATCTGGCCCTGCTGGTTGATGCCATTCGTCGCGTGTACGATGAGCGTATCACTCCGCGTGCTCCGATCATGCTGTTCCTTCCGTATGCACCGTACGCTCGTCAGGACCGTGTGTGCAACGAAGGCGAAAGCCTGAGTATCAAGGTTGTGGCTGATTTCATCAACGCCCTGAACTTCGAAAGCGTGTGCATCGTTGACCCTCACTCGGACGTTACCTCAGCGTTGTTTAATAACGTAGTGGTTATTCCGCAGGAAACGTTCGCTTCTTGCATGTTCCAAGGGTTGAAACGTTCGAACACTATCATCGTTGCTCCGGATGCTGGTGCATCGAAGAAGGCTCGGAAGTTTGCACAAGCTGGCGGGTTCGCTGGCCTACTCCAAGCTGAGAAGGTGCGCGATCTATCAACGGGTAAGATTCTGAAGACGAAGATCAACGTCGATGAACTCGGACCTCCAGACGTTGACTACCTAATCGTAGATGACATCTGCGACGGTGGGCGTACTTTCACGGAACTGGCTAAGGTGCTGCGTCCGACTACTATCGGAAAGATCATGCTGTTCGTAACGCACGGTATCTTCTCGGCAGGCACAGAAGTGTTTGACAACCTTATCGATGAAGTGTACACTGCTAATCCTGTCGGGGCCACTGGCAAGGCAGCAGTGGAATCTGGTAAGGTGAAACGTATCTAACGCTATGTAAGTAGCACTCATTAACTAAGGAGAAAAGAAAATGGCAGCACATAAAATCGGAACCAAAGTCGTGTTCAGTAACGGAGAAGCCCTTCACGATGTCACCAACGGCAAGGAATACACCATCGCTGGTATTGATTGGGATGGCGATGAGTACTTCATCGATGATGCTGGTGAGCGCAACTACGCGGCTGCATCTGGCGACTCTCGTTTGGGTGAAGGCGATGGAGTCTACACTATCGTAACCGAGCAATAAGGAGAATGAAAATGCAAGTTCAAGTTTTTGACCAACCGGCGCAAGATGTCCTACGTGTTAAGCTTGTTCCGAACGACAACAGGGGGGATGTCAAAGGTGGCGTAACTGTTGTAGCCGTGGACGCGGACGGTACGGAAATCCTCGCCGGGAAAATCGTAACGATCAACGAAAACGGCGTGTACATCTGGCCTTATCTTGCTAAAAGTGTTGACCTCCCACGAGACGACAACAAGCAGGCCGTCAAACTGATTCGCACCGCCAACTACTAAGGAGAGCATATGCAAATCAAACCGCATCTGATTCTGGACTCGTACAAACTGGGCCACATCGATCAATACCCGGAAGGCACTGAGTACGTGTACTCCAACCTTACCGCTCGTTCCGCTGCTCACGCCAAGATGGGCAAGCTGTATGACAACAAGGTGGTGTTCGTCGGCCTGCAAGGCTTCGTGAAAGAGTTCCTGATCGAAGCGTGGAACGAGTACTTCTTCAAGCGCCCGAAGGACGAAGTGGTGGCTGAGTACAAACGTCGCTGCGACAATTTCTTAGGGCCGGATGCAGTGAGGACGGATCACATCGCAGCTCTGCACGATCTTGGCTACCTGCCTATCGTCATCAAGGCTCTGCCTGAAGGATCGCGTGTGGACATCAAGGTTCCATTCTTGACCATCAAGAACACGCTTCCGCAGTTCTACTGGCTGACGAACTATCTGGAAACCGTCCTGTCGGATGAGCTGTGGCAGCAGATCACGATTGCTACCATTACGTACGAGTACCGTCGCATCCTGAACAAATACGTGGAACTCACGGGAAGCTCGCCAGAGTTTGCCGACTGGCAGATTCACGATTTCTCGATGCGTGGCATGGTGGGCTGGCATGGTGCTGCTAAGGGCGGGGCTGCTCACCTGTTCGTGTCCCGTGGCACTGATACGCTGCCTGCTATCGACTATCTGGAACAGTACTACGGTGCTGACGTTACGAAGGAACTGGTTGCTGGCTCCGTTCCTGCTACGGAACACTCCGTCATGTGCATGGGGGGTAAAGCCGACGAGATTGGCACGTTCCGTCGCTTGATCAAGGATGTGTACCCGTCCGGTATCGTGTCCATCGTCTCGGATACGTGGGACTTCTGGCTAGTGATTACCCAGTACACCCGTGTTCTGAAGGACGACATCCTTAACCGTACGCCGAATGCTCTGGGACAGGCGAAGGTAGTTTTCCGCCCTGACTCCGGCGATCCGGTGAAGATCATCACTGGCCTCCGTGCTATCGACTTCGATCTGCTGGACGAAGACAATTACTACAACTACGATGTGGTTATCAAGGACGGCAAGTACTACGAGTTCGAACAGGAACGTTGTGGCGATGTCTGCAATTGCATGTTGGATACGCAGCTTGGCCGGGAAGTGCCGGAGCACGAGGTCAAAGGTGCTGTGGAATGCCTCTGGGACATCTTCGGTGGCGACGTAACGGCGAAGGGCTACAAGACCCTGAACCAACGTGTCGGCCTGATCTACGGTGACAGCATTACGCTGCAACGTGCAGAAGACATCCTGCAACGCCTGATGGACAAGGGCTTCAGTGCTGGCAACATCGTGTTCGGCGTCGGCTCGTACACCTACCAGTACATCACCCGTGATACCTTCGGTATGGCCGTAAAAGCGACCTACGGCGTTGTGAACGGTGAAGCTCGTAACATCCAGAAAGACCCGAAGACCGGTGACGGCATGAAGAAGTCTGCTACTGGCTTGCTTCGTGTCGAGAAGGAGGGCGACAAGTTTGTACTGTACGATCAGCAGACCGAAGACGAAGCAGACCAAGGCGAACTTCAGATTGTGTTCTCGAACGGTGTTCTTGTTCGTAACACTACCTTCGCTGAAATCGTGGAACGCCTTAAGCAATAAGCCGCTACGCAGCTAAGAAAGGAGTGCTATGACGCTTGATAGATTCGGTGAGGAAGTGCATACTGGCGATGTTGTCGTGTATGCGGACACCAACGTAAGCGGCAATAGCATCTCACTGGATGTGTACCTCGTGACTCAACTGATCGATGTCCATACCTGCAAAGGTCAGTTGATGAACGGGGAGTGGGCAGGAGAAGAGTTCTACCTAGAGAACACAACCAGTAGATGTGCGTTTCTGTACGAATCAAGTCCAGAGATGGACGAAGATGAAGAAGAGGAAGACAGCCTTCCTGAACAACCAACCCTCAATTAAGGAGAAAGTATGAATCATCAAAAGAATTATGTCGGCTTTGCAAACGATCACTCGTCCTCGATGTACGATATCGCATCGGCTGCGATCCGTGACTACAACAACAACATCGCTGCGATTACTGGTGCTGCATCCCGTGAAACGCTGGATACCATCGTAACGGTTGTTGGCTTCGGCACTACCGTGGAACGCCAGCTTGTCAACTCCAATCCGCACGTTCTGAAACCTGTCGCCAACTGGAAAGCCGCAGGCTGGACTGCGCTGTACGATGGCATCGGCGAAGTCATTGAACTGTTCAAGACCATGCCGGACTACGACAACCCGAACGTCTCGTTCCTTGTGCTTGCTACCACGGACGGGGAAGAGAATGTGTCGAAGCGTTGGAGTGCTGCTTCGCTGGCTGCTGAAATTCGCAAGCTGCAAGCAACTGGCCGCTGGACGTTCGTTCTGCGTGTACCGGAAGGGACTGCCCACCGTGTAGCTAACCTCGGAATCCCGGCTGGCAACGTGCAAGAATGGGATACCACGGCTGCTGGCATGGAGAAATCCACCGTGGCTACTACCCAAGCGTTCGACCAGTTCTACGCTGCTCGTGCTGCCGGTGTGCGTTCGTCCAACGTGTTCTACACTAGCACTGCTGCTGTTGACACTTCGAAGCTGGCTGACATCAGCAAAGAGACTTCGCTGTACCAAGTCGGGGCTGACCAGAACGGTATCCAGATCAAAGACTTCATCTTGACGAAGCGTATGGAGTACTTGATTGGTGGCGCGTTCTACCAACTCACCAAGACGGAGCCGCGTGTGTCGCCTACCAAGCTGATCCTGATCCGTGAGAAGGCTACCGGCAAGGTGTACGCAGGTAAGGACGCACGTACGATGCTTGGACTCGATACGGTGAACAACGCTCGCGTGCATCCGAATCACGGTGGCGGTGGCTATGACATCTTCATCCAATCGGAGTCGGTGAATCGTAAGCTGGTGGCTAACACTGGCGTGCTGTATTGGCCTGCTGCCGGTCGTAAGCTGACCCAAGCCGATCTGGACAAATACTCAAGCCAGAAGAATGCCCCGGCTGTGCCTGTCCTGCCTGATGCTCCTGCTACTGGCCGTCCGACTCCGAACCCGGCTTCGGTGACGACCCAGAAGGCAGTGGCTCCGGGCCAAGCGAAGGTAGGTACGCCGCTTACGTACAACCCGAACACGCACGATCTGAAGGTTACTCCGAACGGCCAACTTGCAGCGATGCCGAAGGGTGGCAAGCCGCAGCCGATCCTGCCGAAAGACGGCGGTCGTGTCCGCTTCCACGCTGCTCCGGGGAACGCAGTGTTCTACAAGACGCGTGAACTGGCTCGTGCTCAGGCTCTCGTACAAGGCAAGAAGTCGTACGATGCTGGCCCGACTGCCCCGAAAGGCTTACGCTTCTACGTAGCAGCAGCGTGATTAACGCTTGACGCAAGCAGATAGGTAGTGCTACAATGCTGCCTATCTGCTAACAACCAACAAGGAAGGTAATAAGGAATGGCTCTGAAGATTGAATCCGGGGATGTGTTCAACGAACTGGCAGCAATGCAAGAAAAGCGGAAGGGTGTGATCTTCGTACACGGCTGCAACGCTCAAGGCGTGATGGGAAGTGGCATCGCATCATTGGTGAAGAAATTGTACCCTCATGCGTACGAAGCGTACAAAGCGGAGCATCGTGACTTCGGGCTTGTTTTGGGGGATGTTGTTTGGGCGAAACCTAACGGCGGATACGTTTACGTAGGTAACGCTATTACCCAGAAGAATTATGGGCGGGATGGCAAACTGTATGTGGACTACAACGCAGTGGTGGTCGCACTTGAGCACGTAGCTGCTGAGGCACGTAGCGCTAAATTGCCGGTCTTCCTGCCGATGATTGGTGGCGGACTTGGTGGAGGTGACAAGAAGCGTCTGACTGCTATCTTCCAAGCTGTATTCCATGATGTCGATGCAACGCTGTTCTTGAAGGAGGAATGATGTTTGGAATGAAATTACTGAGCAAGTTGTTTCTCGAAGACAAGCCTCATCCAAAAGGCGATGAACTGTATGGCTGCTACGAAGGACTTCTGGTAGCGGAGGAAGCTTCAGATTCAGAGCCTCCGAAAAAGGACATCGGTGAGCCAGTGTTATCACTTGCGAAATCGATTCTGGAGACAGAAGACTGGGAGTTGAGACACGACTTAACGCCCTACCCTGGAATGAACTGGTTTTCACTTGTAAAAGGAAACTTAACTGTGGCATTTAAAACGTCGGGGGAGGTAAAGTTTACAGATCGTGTGGTAGGAGTCGTGCGTACGACTATTACAACTTGCCTAGCTAGTTGGATGACGCAAGACGAACAGGTGTACATGGCCGAAGTCTTCCGCGAATGGCAGCGGCTGGAAGAGAAGAGGGCAGAGGAACGTAGAATCTCTGCAAATGTTGCAACAAGGGAGCGCTTCATGCGTGAATTGGTTGATCATCGTGGTCAACTTGAATTGGAACTTAACTGAAAGGAGAGAATTAAAATGGCATACGTACTTACAATGATTGCACTTTGGGTCGTAGTAGCTGCTAGCTGGATCGCCAACATCGTTAAGCTCGTGTCGATGCTCGGTGGGGACATTACGCTGCTAGCTGTCCTGCGCATTATCGGCATCTTTGCTCCACCGCTGGGCTGCGTACTCGGCTTCGTTTCAAACTGATGTACATCTACAACTAACTTAAAGGAGAAACAAATGAACACTATCGAGAAAAAAGAACCGTCCTTCTTCGGCTCCATCGGTAGCTTCTTCGGCAAAGCCGAGCAGGCTGTTGTCCTGAAGGTCGATCATGTGATGCAGACCTTCCACAACACCATCGCCAGCTTGGAACTGGTAGCAGAGACGCACGTACTGGAAGCTGCTGAACATGCCCGTGTTATCGAGCAACGTGCTGCTGCTAAGCTAGCTGCTGAAGCCGAAGCGTTGCGTGCAACCGGCATCGCCCAGAAGATGAAGGAGCTGATCAAATGAAGGTTGCATCGGAGCCGATCAAGTTTCAGCCGGTTACGCTTACCTTGGAGTCCGAAGGAGAACTTCGGTTCCTCCGCGACGTTCTTGGGGGCGCAACCGGCACTCTCGAAGAGGCTTACGGAATTACTTCGCCGCAAACGTTGTACTACGCCTACCTCGCTGCTGACAGGCTGTGTAAGGAGCGTGGCCTGACGAACAAGGAAGTAGCGAACATCAATTTAGTAGTGAAGGAGCAATAATGGCAGCACTCGTAGAATACAGCCGAGAAATCGGTCCTCTGGTTCGCCAGATCGAAACCAAGAAGCAAATCCTGAAAGACTTCAAGACCACTGACGAGAAGGCTATCGAGTTGGCCCAGAATGTCGCTGATGGACAGGCCGAACTGAAGAAGTACGTTGCTGAGCAGAACAAGGAACTGCTCGATGAAATCAAGGCACTGGAAGGCGAGCTAAAGCAAGCAGTACAAGCTGCGGCCCGTTCTACCAAGGACACCGACCGTCCGTTCACTGTCGGAGAACTGAAGCCCTACTTCAAGGCTCGTAATAAGCCTCACGAAATGGGCAAGCCGTCTCCTGTCAAGAAGGTCATCGTGAAGGGTGATACGTTCGAAGAACTGGAAACCAAAATCGGGAAGGACTAATATGTTCTGGATTATCCCTCTAATCATTACCATCGTTGCTTTAGTTTGGTCGGTAATCGAAGCTAGCGATACATACGGGCTTGCCATCTGGATTATCGGTATCCCGGCTACTCTGCTTAGCTGGCTGATCTATTTCGCCTTGAGGGCTTGGGGCGTAATGTGAAGTGGCTCCGTGTTGTTGAACGGGGTAATCGTCAAATCCTGCTGACGACAGAAAAGGAATCTGAAACGGGCGGCTACCTAGTCATCATCGAAACACACTTTCAAGGTGATCAGTTCGTATCGCTAGCGATTGAAGGTTTCGAATCCCGACCTTCAGCCTACGCCGGTATGATGGGCCTATCTGACGATGAGATAATGGCGAACATTACCAACGTCCTAGACGCTCTTTCTGACACTGGAGATAGCGAGTAATAAAAAAGGAGGGAGGACCGCAATAGTCCTTCCCTCCCAACGCCCTACCACAGAGCAACCTTACTTTTTCACAACATCAGCTGGGACAGACTGAGCCAGTAGCTTCGTCTTCTCAGCGCTCCCTGAAGTGCTACCAAAGTAGTATGTCACCGTAGCAATCCATGCTGTACCCAACGATCCCAACATAATGTTGAGGATATCCCTACTCTCGGCTGGCACTCTCGCTAGCATCAGGAACACTAGAACTCCGAAAAACCCTGCTGTGATTGAGTATGCAAGGTTACGGGGAGTCTTGTCCTTCACTTCCATTTCTCGCTTACGAGCTGAGTCCCGGTCACTAGTAGCTAGTGCTTCCAGCTTTTCGATGCTGTCAAACCCCAGCTTTGCCATATTCTCAGCATGCTCTGCATCAGCCTTCTTCAAGGCCAGCAGTTGATCCGCATTAGCCCCGCTTAGAGCCGCTGTAAGGGCCGTTTGCCTGTCACTGGTACTTCCATCCCCACTCAGGCCGAAAACGCTTTCTAGGGCCGTTATAGCCGTTGAGGCAAGGGGTCCACCAATGGTGGCTGCGATTGTAGGGGCCAACGTAGTCAGCATTCCCTTTACACTATTCCAATCCATATCAATCTCCCTTTACTTTCACCCGGTTTAGGAACCATCCGAACAAGAAGGCTTCTTGAGACGGCTTAGCCTTAGCCAGTTCGATGTACCGGCTACCTTGCATCACATTGAGCATACGGAGCAACACAAGCTCTCCGTCCTTGCCCCGTTTGAGCATGTAGGCTCCTAGCGCATTCAACGTAGCTGGGCCAATCGCCTTATCTTCCGGGATATCTTTGTAGTCCACTTCCTGTCGATTCAGAAGATTCAGACAGGATTGTAGGATGCCTTCAGCGAAGGACACTCCGCAGTTCACTCCTGTGTCAGTCAATTCCGCAGCCACTTCCGGGGACAGCATTGCTACCTTGTCGAACTTCGGTTCGAAGTAGTAGCGGTTCATATAAACTTGACGGGCGAAGCTTTCAGGCATGTCTTTCATCGCTCCATTGTAGCCGTTCTTTCGTGCTACAACTTCAGTGATGCCATACTTGGTAGCTCCGCCTGCGTCATTTTCGTCATTTACGTATCCACCCTCTGCTTTGAGGATGTCGTCAATGATCTTATCAACGACATTATCCATGTCTTACTCCTTACGCAACGCTTCAAACATGATCCTGATTTGTGTCAGGATGTTGGTTTCAGTGGTACGGATTTGCTCGCCAAGTCGTTCAGCCATTTGCTGCATCTCCCTGTCGTGCCTTGACTCAAGCTTATTAATCATCTTTTCGCCGTCCTCTTTCACAGCATTCAACTCCTGTGCCCAACGGGCTTCGGCCTCTTGTAGCCTGTCATTGTCAGCTTTTCCTCTGATTTGTTCTGCCTGTTCCTTAGCTTCATTTCGTACCATGCTCCAAATAATGCCGCTAAGCGATGCAATAATCGTCACTGCACCCGTCAGTACCCATACCAATGTTTCTACATTCGGCATTTTTATTTACCCTTCTCTCTAGTGGTGTTACGGCTTCAATGCCATCAGCATCGTTCCGGTGATGTGTCCTGCGTCTTCGCGGAAGGCATCTCTACCAGCTTTGGCTAGCGCAGCAGCAGCCAGTTCAAAACAGAACCATTTATCCGGTTCCATCCATTCCCTGTCTGGAGCTAGTGATAGGCCCAAAGCCCCCCACCAGTCGTAAGGTAGTCCAACTTGAGTACGAGCCCAAGCCAGTCCTGCTTCTGCGTCTGGTACGTAGAAATCAATCTCTTCGACAACAGTTAGCCCTTTAAGAGCTACGTCCTTGTGAGCACGACGAACGCCATGCTCCATTGATGCTTCGATAAAATAGTCACCGTCCTTAATAAGACAGTGCGATACGGATGCTACGTGGAAGCGAGTCTTAGGTAGCCCCCATCGGATCAAATACGATCCGGGGTTCCATTCGCGCTTCGTGAATACTACGGTAATCGAATCGGCACTGTTAGCCTTATCGACGGTGATCTTATCCATGCTATATTTCCCTACTTATTATTTAGCTTTAGCTTATTGTTGGCTTAGAGGGTTTACCCTAAAGGGGTTTCCCTTTAAAGGGTAGCAGCTAGGATGAATAGGTTGTCCACTTCGCTTTCTGTCATTCCGAGAGCGGAGCCCATCATTTTAGTAATGGGACGATCCCTTTCTACAGCGCTTGAGTAGTCCCATTCAATTTGGGCTTCCTCTTTTTGTGGGCTTGGCATAGAAGCAATCGCTGCATCTACGCTTCCCAGTTTCCCGGCTTGTAATAGTGCTAGGCGAGCTTGTCGCATGGTCACTGAGCTAGGTACTGCTGGGACAGGGGCAGGGTCATCTACCACCTCTTCCTCTACTCCCATAGCAGCCCGGTTATCTGCATCATAAAACCAACCCACCGGATACTGAACATCGCCAATAATATGAGTGCGGTTGATATCGAACGGCTCTCCGTTAAGTGTGTATTGAATCATTTTGCTCCTTTAAAAGAACGCAGCGAAGTTTGGCAGCGCCTTGAAGAATGTGATGTTGCTATTGTTACCAAGGTCGGTAGAAGCGCGAGCAATGAACGTGCTAGCTGGCGAGCCGTTGATGTCTTTAATCGAGCAGTAATCCATGTATGCCGCCCCGCCACCAGTCTTGGTCAGCGTAGTTTTAAAACCGGCACTAGCTGACTTAACCGTGATGCCGTTTCCGAAAACCCCGTTAAACGCGAAGGAACCAGCGGTGAACCCGCCAGAGCCGGGGAAACTCACCACACTGCCTGCGGCGACAGTCAGGCTAGAGTAAGAGCCACCGGCGAGGAAGACGCCTCCAGTGCCTGTGCCTGTAATTTGAAGCGATGTGTTCCCTGCCGTGCCGGAGGCATAAGAATCAAGTGTCTTACTTGTAGCACTGGTGTCTGTAACTTGTACAGTGCAGCCCGGTGAACTGCTGGTTGTGAAAGACGTACCATCATAAAGAGTTCCCGTCCCTGTAAACGTCCATGTACCAGTTCCCATCAAAACACGGACTGTTGCATTACTGCCTGCTGCCCAAGGGTTAGTCAGTTTACCCAGCGTTACATTCTTGTTGTTGCAATTGAGGTCAAATGGCGCGTTAGTCACACCATCCGAATAGTACACATCCTGCAATACGACACTCCCAGTCACCACAATGTCCGACGCAAGAGATACGGTATTCCCAACATTCAACTGACCAATAGAGACACCTGAAGCAGTGAGTGTGGTAATGGTCGGATCAATGCTAGACGACTTAGCCAGCGTGAGCGTGGCAACACTAGCCGTCCCCGTAAGGTTGCAAGCATTGTTTGCCAATGCTGTTACAGACAGTGTGCTTGTGAACGTCATCGCTGCTGCGCCGGTCGTGTTGATCGAACTGCACGGGCCTGCTACGATAGAGCGGGCCGCTCCAGAGTTAGCGTCAAAAATAACGTCAGAGCCTACGACCGGATAGTTGCCGTTAGACGGCCCACCAGATGTATTAGACCATCCCCCAACTGTATTCCAGTTTGTCATGGAAGGCAGGGCGTAATATGTAGCCATACTATTCCTCTTTACATATTGTTAATAGCTGCGATCAAATCCCACTTGGCGTCGGCGGCGTTATAAATGAAGCCGAGGTAAAGGGTCTTACCTACCACCGTGGTTGACGGGAATGGCAGTTCAGGCGAGGCACGATAGTTAGTGGTGTATGAAATCGTACGGGCTGTACCGTTGTCTTTAATTCGATACATCAGTTGCCTACCGTCTGTCAGTGCCCCAGTGGGAGCGCCTAGCGTCAGCGAGGCTGCTTGTGCGGTGATGATGTACATATCCGTAGTATTCATATCCGGGGCTGTTGTGCCGACTGACGCGGTGGATGCAGTCCGACGTACAAGCGTTCCCTGTGAACCAACGTCACCTGTGCGTTGGAAGAACAGCACGAGAGAATCGCCAGCAGCAAACGGCGAAGATGAGCTACTGTCAATTAGTGAAACGGTGACAGAGCCGTACAAACCTCCGCCGTCAGCTACGTAGTTAGTAACGTTGAACCTTGCCCACTTCGATGTGTCTCCGACTTTGACAATGCGGATCGTGCCCTTTACAGCACTGCTAGAGGCTCCGAAGTTAGCCAGCGCTGCTGTTGCACTGTTACTCCCGCTGTCTTTGGTATCTACAAAAATCGTAGTAACTGCTGCGAAAGTTGCAGCATTCACCGTCAGCTTTCCGCCAGCGGCAGAGCCCACCGGGTTAGGGTAGGCTACATATGTGTACGGGATCGCAAACGCCCCGCCTGCTGCAATAGCGTTGAGGTTAGCAGCTAGCGCGTTAGCATCGCTAACGAATGTAGGCAGTGCTGCTACCCACGCATCAGACTTCGCTACGAATGTATCTGGATCGTCTGTTCGCTGTGGTGCGGCTGGTAGAAGATTAATTGCCATTTGTTTCCTTATTAAATCAAGTGTACCTTGTTAGGTGTACCTTATTAGGTCAGTCCCTCGACTGATAGCGAACAAACTGAAAAAGCGTTGTACGAAATGTCGATTGAGAAGTCCTTATAAAACCCATAGATAATCGTAGAGTTGAACTGGGTTCTATTTCCACTGTTTGAGCCGATGTACACGACAGGCGTAGCGCGGAATTGGGCCAACATATTTTGCAAGAAGTCCACACTGGCGGTCGGAACCTGAACAGTGAAATCCCCCTTCTTACTAAACGCACGAGGCGTAATTACGTAGTTGCCGAAATCGTCTTTGGTTTTTAGCGAGTAGTCTACGGTTCCTACCTTCGCCCCCCACTCTGTAACTCCAATATCTTTCGACAGACCGAAGACAAGTCCTCCTACCTTCGTCGTTCCTCCGGAAGAGAATGTAACCGTGATAACGGAGTTGTTTGAAATCCCTAGGGGGATTTCATCCACGATGAACTCAGGCATTTGAACAATCGGCTCGTACAAGTATCTATACAGGTCTTGGATGTTACTGCTTGAAATCAGATTAGCGGTAGCCGAATAAACTACCTTACCTGTCGTCTTATCTGTCATTGCCACTTTGGCTGTATTAGCTGCGCAGTTCAGACCAACAATTGAGTCAATACGCTGGCTAGCAGAAAACACTACAACGATGTCTCCTGCTTGCGCAGTTTGCGAAGTAATGCTTTGGTCGAACATATCCCAGCGGTTATCATATCCAGCATCCAACCAATAGGCAGTGTTGGTTACAACCTTATTTAGATTCACCGAAGCAGTCGCTGTATGCGTACCGGATTGTGAACCGCTTGTGTTGATAGCCGCTCCACCCACCGAAGCCGAGACAGAAAACGAAGTAGCCGTTGGAGATACAACGTAGTACGTTGTGTTAGCTACCAAACCTGTAGGGAGGGCTCCTGTTGTTGTGAATCGCACTGGCGTTCCTGCGCTGGGCACATAAACGGCCCCAGTAGAATCCGTCATAGAGACTACAGCGGGATTAGCAATCGTGATTGTCGCTGTTCCTGCTGTTCCTGAAATAGACTCGTACACCTTATGAGATGCCAAGTCTAGGACTCTATCCCCGTCTAGGTAAAGCTTGGTAGAATCCCAAGCCGGATAATCGTTCTCTGGAACGTTTGTGTACAACAAACCGTTAGCCGAAACTGTGTCGGCTGCACGAGTAACAGGGCTACCCGTTGTATTAGGGATGAAACTAGACGGTACATCCGTCATGTGTGCCCCGTACAGCCACAGATACTGTGTCGGGTCAGATGCGGTTTGACCCAAGTTTATCCAGAAGCCTCCGTTAGTTGTTGCGGAATAGGTTGCTACAAAATCCCAAGTACACAAGAACCAGCCGTTAGGTAGGGCTGTAATTTTCCCTTTACCTGTTAGGACACCATAGGATAGATCAATCGTCTTTGTGGATAGATTGAAAACAATCGCATTCCCGCCTGTGCCATCATACGCCACAGCCGTTGTGATAACAGCTTGGAAGGAAGTGCATGTTCCCGGCTTGACAAATACGGAGCAATAGTAATGCTGACCCGCCACGTAAGTGGCTGACCCTTTGAACGATTGCTCCCCAGCCCCGCCATTGGTGAATTTCACCACATTAGACGAACTTGTTACGCCGTCCGGGCCTGCCACAGTTGAATCGTAGACGGCGGAAGATTGAAAAGTGGTCCACTGCGCCGAACTGAAGTTTGTGTATCCCAACTGCTGAGTGGCAGCGGGTTCCATCATTGCATATGGAGGCGCGTTCAAGTTACTAGGATCGTAAGTAATCCTTAGTGTATTTGCTGTTGCTGTTTGCAATACTCCATTTTTGTCCCAGTAAGTACCTGTTGAGGCACGAGAGAACGTGCCTGCTTGGGTAACAGGGACCGGGCGAATAACTCTCATTGTTACCCTTTCTTAAATTCTGTGTTGCCGCAAGCGGCGTATGTTCCGTATTTTACCATAGGTAAGTAATGCTGTCAACTTATGTAACACAAAAAGGGCGACATCCGAAGGATGCGCCCCTATTGCTGCCTCTTAGCTAGGTTCGGTTTCCCTTACCGGAGGCATACCGTCAGTTTCCCAACGTTGTACGACTTTAAACAAATCGCTAGTCTTCTGAACGTTAGCAACGTCACCGATTTGGACAGCTTGAATTAGGTCTTTAATAGCTTCTTTCAATTCGTCATTAGACGTTTTAGAAGCCTCCCCATTCGCGGTATCGTCAAGTCGGCGTTGCAACTCAGCGTTATCTGCTGCCGGGATAATACGTTCGCCTTTATGCACCATAGCGAGCATATTTTCCGGTACGTTGTTAGTACCAACGTCAAACGACGGGAATAGCGGATGCTGATACTCATTGCTATTCTTCATCGCTGCGGTGATGTCCGTAATGGAAATACCGCTATTCAGCTTATCCATCCAGAACGCCTTACCTGCTTCGTCTGGTGTGCGTCCGAGAATGCTCTTGTACAGCGTGTCAATCGTCTTGCTGCTTGGAGACGAAGGCGAGTTCAAGTACTCCTGACTGCTCAAGAAGTACTTCGTAATGTCAGACATCGACGTACCGGCGTTAAATGCAGCCATCCAGTATGCCTTACCTGCCGCATCACTTGAACGTCCAAGGATGTTCTTGTACAACGACTCGATAGCGTCAGAAGCCCCGTTACCAGTGTTTCCGGCACTTACAGCATCGTATGTAGACTTAGCTGCAAGAGCGGACAACAACATGGTTTGGAAGTTTGCGAATGCTGCGGCAACAGTAGTTACACCGTTGTCGATACCCTTCAGGGAATCTAGCTGATCACGAGCGATTTCCAATTGCATGTCTAGCCCGTCAAGCTGCTTCTGGTACAGCTCAAGCTGCTTCTCAGCAACACTCAATTGGTTCTGTCCAGCGTCATTCAGTTGCTTTAGAGCCGCGTTAGCTTTCGCTTGCGCTCTCTGATACTCTAGCAACGTGCTGTACGAATCGCTGGTGTGCTCAGAAACGGTCTTGAATGCATCCTTCAAACCAGATACTTTGGAGATGTCCCCGCCACCGTTGATCACTGAAATAGCGCTGGTAATGATACCCATCGCATCCGCGAACGACTGTGCATCTGATACTTTAGGGCTTGTAGCTTTAATCGCATCCGCCAGAGAGTTTAGGATGTCTTTGACACCATCAACGGTTGTTTGCAACGCGTCTTTGGCTCGCTGAATCTTAGTCTTCTCTGCGTTAATAGAGGCTTCCAACTTATTGTATGCCGACTCTGCTAGGTTTAGCGCATCGTCGTAAGCCGCCTTAGCAGCTTTCACTGCGTCGTCGTCAAACGGGCCTTTAGCAGCAGTAACCGTCTTGTCCAGATTCTCGATAGCCGTTTCCAGTTCATCGAATCCTCCAGCCAATGCTAGAAGCTGTCCAATCTTCAGTTGATCCCCTGTCTTAGCGGCTTCTTCGATCCACTTACGTAGCTCTCCGCGTTCGCTAGGCAGGCTGTAACCAAGAGCGTTGAATTGCTCCGTCAGCTTCTTCGTCTGGATATCAATCTTCTCTTGCGCACCGAAGTACTTGTCGTAGTAGGTAGTAAGGTCCGAAGTCAGCGACTTCAAATCCCCGGCTCCCTTCAACGTGTCGAAGTTCAGTCCGTCACCCAAGCCTAGACTTAGCATCTCTTTACGAACGCTTACCAGACCGCTATACGCAGACACAACATCATCGATAGTGCCCGAGAGCGTCTTCATGATTTCGCCAACACCTGACAGTTGCCCGTACACAGTTTCGTTAGCAAGAATACTCTGCTTAGCGATTTCGTATGCAACGTCGCCAGTCTTGTTTGCAATGTCGGTGTAGTTGATAGCTTGTACGCCAAGCTTAGCAAGTGCTGTGTCAGCCTGCTCAACTGCCGAGGCGACACGTACCACAGTTTGTGCGTAGCCCTCTCCTACTTGCTGGAAGTCTTGCATCTGCGGATACACTTGACGAGCAATCTCGTCCATCGCTCCAGAAATGACGTTGTTGATAGCGCTTGTCAGTGCGTCTCCCGATAGGTCTTTCAACGAGATTTTAGTTGTCTGCAATACGATGTTATCGATTGCCTTACCAACGGTGTCGCTATCGGTTCCTAGCGTTGTAGCTGCGCCTTTCAGCACATCTTCAAGGTTAGAGAACACAAGACCGAATTGACGAGACAGTTCCTCGCTAACCCCTTGTGTCTGCACGCTGGTGCTACTGTTCTTCACCAGACCGAACCAGCTTGAACTATCTGTTTTCACCGTTGCGTACTGATTGAAGCCTTGTCCAGATTGAAGGTCAGACACTCTTCCTCCGAACGTCAGTCCTGAGTCAACAAGCGTTTGGGTAGTCTTACCCCACAGGTTATTAAGCAGCTTCAGAACAGGAGAGACAATCCACCCCAAACTTGAGTTCACGATGTTGCCGATTACCCCGTTGCCTAGGAACCCTTTGCTAAGCACACCTTGCTGGATGCCGAAATTGCTGCCATCGTTAGCTCCTTGGCGGATAACGAGATTAGCTAGTCCAGACATCGAAGCTTCAATGTTCTTCAGCGAGTTCAGCATTGCCTGTGTAAGCGGAAGCATCATGTCTGAGTTCGATTTCAAGTCGTCCATAGACTTCTTGATTGAGTCGGACTTCGCTTGAGCATCACCGAACACTGTACCAGTTCCTTGCTTTTTCTGAACTTCTTCCGCGTTCAGGCTGTTGTCTGCACCACTACCAGCCATTGCGTAGCCAAGGCCAGCCATAACGGCTCCCATTGCAGCTACACCAGCGAATCCGCCCCATCCAGATTGCTCAAAGAACTTCGCAGCACCAGCAGCCACCGAAGCAGCAGTACGCACCAGAGTACGTGCCATCTCTGCTACGTGGAACACTTGAGCAATACCGTTCAGCATACGGTAGCCCTTCGATTGTTTGTCGAAGAATCCGCTAGCTGCCTGAGCCATGTTACCGTACGCTGCGATGCGGTCTGAGGTATTCATGTTCTCTGACTGGCTAAGCTTGATGCTAGCCTTGTACATCTCTCCCATTGCTGTGCCAGCAGTCCCGAATGCTTTAGTCAGCGAGTCAGTGATTGTCTGACCAACTTCCTGCCACATGGTTTTCTGTTTGTCCCCGATGGCAAGGATTTGCTTATTAGCTTCCTCGTACTTTTTCCAAGCTTCGGGAGAGTCGCTAATCATCGCGTCTTCTAGGAGCTTGGTACGTTTAGCTTTAGCATTTTCCAGCGCATCATTGAACGTTTCAGTAGCTTTCGTGGCACTCTCAAACATCGTATCGATGCTTGTACCGAACGTAGCAGCTTTGAAGCCTTTCAAGGTACTTTCAAGCTCAAGGATGGATGTATCGAAAGCAAGGGCGTCTTCCTTCAGCTTAGCGGAGTTGATGGCCGAGTCACGAGTTTCCTTGTACTGGTTCACCAACTTCTCAAGCCACGGGAACTTGTCACCGTACTTATCCAGATCGGCTTCAGCCTGTTCAAGTGCTAGCTTACCGTCGCTCGACCATTTCAGGTTTGCAGCGTCTACGTACTTACCTTGTGCCTCAAGAGCCTTCACTTTCAAGCTAGTCTCTTGGGCCAGTGCTGCACGTTCAGCAGCGAGACGGTTAGCAGTACGCATCTTATCTGCTTGGGCCGCATCAACTTTTGCGCGCTCTGCTTCAGAATGAAAACGCTCTGCGTCCGCTGTCTTGTCAGGCGTATTGTCAGCAACGGCTTCAGCTCCCTTAGCAGCCGCTTGAATACGCTTATACGTTGAAATTTCCTTGTCCGCGATTTCTTCAAGCATCTGCACCTGTCCGATCTTACCGGCCTTGAACTTAGCGTTCTCTTCCTCGCGGAAGTTTTCAAGTGCTTGGTTAGCAGCTTTGATGTCGTCTTGGAATGACTTGATAGCAGCGTTGTACTTATCGTTCAATGCTTTGGTATCGGCTTTCTCTGGCAGCTTTCCATCTCCGGTTGACAGGACACGGCTAGCTGCTGCTGCATCGTCTGCATGGGCGTTAGTGTCTCTTGCAACTTGAAGAATTCCGTTTTCTGCTGCCGAGTCTGCCCGTTGATCCGCTAGCTTCTTCTCAGCGTCTCGTACCTTCTGGGCCAATGTGATGTACTGCTCTACTTTGGTTAGAGCGCTTGTGTTGATACCAAGCGGAGCATCGATCTGTTTGATATCCTTACCGCTTGCCAGTGCTGACTCAACAAGATGTTTTCCGACTACGCCAAGATCGCTCCACTTGTCTTTTAGCGCTTCCTTCATCTTCTCGATTTCAGCTTCAGAGGCTTTGAACACAGCGTCCGAGGCGTCCTTGTCAGCTTGCATTTGACGTTTGCGAGCTACGTCAGCAGCAGTGGCACCCTTCTCCCTCATCCCCGCAATCTCAAGCTCGTTTTGAGCTGCCTTACGAAGACCAGCGATGTACTCGTCAATGCTTCGAGCAGACGAATCGTTGTTGAGAGCTTTCTCCTTTTCGTTACGGTACATAGCCCACAGAGTAGTCAGCCCTGCGATGGCAATACCGATAGGTCCGAGAGTGACCCAGAAGCCTTTCATAGTGCTTGTAGCCACTACCAGCGCTTCGCTCAGGGTCTTGGTTCCTGCTGCCGCTGTTAGCATAATACCAGCAGCGTCGAGAGCCTTGTAAGCAGTCCATCCAACAACGAAGTCACGGATAAGCTCGATGTTGTTGCCGAGAGCTGAAGCCATCGTCAGCAAGAAGCTTGTCGTGTCTTTCAACGCTTGCTGGAACGCTGGCGACGCGAATGCATCTTTCAAATGCTGGGCAATCGAAATCAGTTGAGGTTGGACTGCCTTGAAAGCATCAGCGAACTGGGACTGAATAGTGTTACCGACAGATTTGAACTGGTTCGAAGTTGTCTGCGCCATTGCGATAGCAGCAGTAGTAGAGAAGGCAGCAGCATTCTTAATGTCTGCTTGCATTTCATCCAGCTTGCTTGCGTACTTGTTACCGAACGCATCAACCTCCTCCGAAGCCGTGTGTAGAAGTTTAGTCAGGACGGCGTATTCACGCGCACCCTGTTGACTGAACATCTTAACTTCAGCAAGCTTTTTCTGATCGTTGCTTAGCGTGTTGAATCCTGAATCCAGTTTCTTAACAACGTCGATCAGCGGAAGGAAGTAACCTTCTGAGTCGCGGAAGTCTGCGATGCTAAGGTGCATCGCTTGCAGGGTCGTGCTCACTTTCTGAGTCGATGCCGACAAGTCCTTGTAGAAGTTCTTTAGGGCCGTACCAGCGGACGTACCTTGGATACCCAAGTTGGCAATCGCAGCCAGTCCCAGAGCGATGTCTTGCAGCGTTGCTCCGTACACTTCTCCGACAGCCGCAGCCGACTTGAAGGCGTTGGAGATACTGTCAACGCTCGACATAGACACAGCAGCCGTCTTGGCGATAACGTCAGCTACGTGGTCGAAACCTTGTGCTGTGTAGCCCAGAGCCGTGCTTACTTGCACCAGCGTTTCAGCCGATTTCTCGATACCGATTCCACCAGCGACAGACAAGTTCAAAGCTGCCTGTACACCGCTCAATGCGTCCTTAGCATTAAGGCCAGCAAGGGTCAATACCTGCAATGCCTCTGCTACTTCTTTTGGTCCCTGCGTACCTTTGCCCAGTTCAGTGATGGCAGTACCCATCTTAGCGATGTCGTCCATCGATGCTTGGCCCAGAACACGGATTTGTTCAAGGGTCTGCTCGACATCCTTACCAGTGCTGATAACGCCTTTTAGGGACGCACCAATGGCGATACCAAGTGCCATACCAGCAAGGTTGCCGTACGTTACCCACAGGGCTCCTAGCGAACCAGACAGACCACGGGCGAGAGCATGAGTCTCAGCCAGTACAACGTTTTGCTCGGTCTGGGCAGTAGCAGCAGCACGAGTGGCAGCAGCCAATCGTTTTTGTTCGGCAGTCAGTGCTGCGATGTCCGCTGTAGCGGCAGCGCTACCAAATCGGGTGGTAGCATCTCCACCAAGGGCCGCGTATGCTTGTGCTTCTCGTGCTGTGCGGATTTGGCTAGCAATGCTAGCTGTCTGGAAGGCAGCATTCATCCTGCGCTGCTTCTCTTCTTCTGCCATCAGGCGAGCGTTAGCAGCTACACGGGCCTCATAGATTTCCATGTCCCGCTTCTGCTCGATGGCTACCATACGTGCTGCTTCTTCTCGTGCAGCAGCGTACTCTTCCATGTCACGCTTTTCCTGAATGGCCTTCAGCTTAGCGGCAGTAGCTACGCGTTCTTCGTAAATTTCGATGTCGCGCTTCTCTTGGATTGCCTTGATCTTCTGGGCTTGAGTCTGGGCGGCTTCCCATTCTTCCAAATCTCGCTTCTCTTGGATCGCTTTCAGCTTAGCTGCTTCGCTAACACGAGACTCGTAAATCTCAATGTCGCGCTTCTGTTGAATCTCCACCATAGCTTTAGCTTGAGCCTGAGCTGAAGCCCACTCTTCAGTGTCACGCTTCTCTTGCAACGAACGTAGACGAGCCTCCGCAGCAGAGCGGATATTGTACATCTCAACTTCTCGTCTTTGAGCGATGGTAAGCGACTTACGAGCCGCATCTGTAGCAGCACTTACGCTGCTTGCTGCTGCTTGAGCTTGAGACGTAGCGGTAGTTTGCTGGGATGTGACAACCACAGTTCCCAACTTCTTTACAGCCGTCTCTGCCTTCCCAGCGGCAGTAGTCAGTTTATCCAACTGATTTGCAGCAGTCTGGATACCTTGGCTTTTTACCTCAACAACGAGTTGGCTAATATCTTGTGTTGCCATTCTCTTTCCTTAAAAACGTGGCCCAATCGACAGGCCACTTTAGTCTCTTGTTTGCGCTGCGATCATCGATGCGAAAACATCTTCTACTTTGTGCTCGACCATCTCACGTACAACTTCATCTCTCCGCTCGATTACCGGCGTGTACGGAGCCTTAGCGTCTTTCTTGCTTGCTGCTGCGAACTCCGAAGCGTACGCTCTGCTGAGAGTCCACACAGCTCTGTATTCTTTCGGGCTTAGGATGCGAACGAAATCATTGCAACGAGCCCACGATTCAATCTCTTGCCACGACAAACCAACCAGTCCCATTCCTGTAGCAGTCGCTACACCCGCAGAATGCAAAAGAGCCACGAGATACCCCGCAGCTTCCGAAATCTCGGGCATTGGAATCTCTCGTAGCTCTTGTACAGAAGCCGTTGGTGTGTCGGGAATGGAACCGTCATCTTCCATGTCCCCGGAGTCGTCCAACGAGGGAGCAGCGTTATTCACTGCAACCTGTCTTATTTGCTCCGCTCGGCTGAGTTTTTGACCATCCGGGACAGCGTTGTAATACGCCTCTTGACGGACGTACAGCTCAGCCTCATCGACTATTACTTGAAAAGCTCGATAGTACCCAGTGCTTCGTCAATTTGTTGCTTGATGAACGAAATCGAATCATCGGCCAGCATCGCACGGAATTGTGCGTCCGACTTAACCGGCTCTCCGTCATACGACAGGTTCTCGGAGTCGAGGCAGCATGCGACCAGCAGTTCGATACCTTCGGCCTTCTGTTCTTCAGCAGTCAGTTTCTTGTTACCACGCTTGATACCACGGTTGATCATGGCATTCACAGCGACACGGTACTGACGCGAACCTGTCGATGCGACGGTAACAGTCACCGGGTTCTTGCCCAGTTCGTCCAGTTCGCCCTTGTCATTCACGAACAGCGGAGCGTCAGTGAACGGGTTCTTCAGGTGCAGAACAGTAGATTCTTTGATTGCTAGCGATTTTACGTCAAACATGGTATTATTCCTTCTATGGTAGGTTGCGGCATTTATTGCCTGAATTTTGCTACTAACGTAGCTCTCTTGCGTTATGCTAGTGATTGTACACTACGTACAACGTTTTGTCAAATTTTGGTTGCACTAGCTAGAAAGCTATGGTAGAAGCCCCGCTGAAGCGGGGCATTCAGTATTACGCAGTCTGGTTCGTTGTCACGATGTCGTTGTCAATTTCAACGTCAACGGTAAGACCTGTGATCTGGTCAACCGATCCGACTTCTAGGTTCCAACCCATCACCTGAGCGGTGAAGTAGTAGGTAGTACCTGATTGCAGAACGACTTTGAAAGCGTACGAGATGTCTTGGTCGGCAGCAGCCTTCAGGGCAATCTGTCCGTTGTCAAGAATCGAGTCACCCAGCTTCAGCGACAGAGTACCGTTGTTGTACGAACCACGGCGCTTGACGGTCTTACGGTCGCCTAGCGGGTTGAACGAAACAAGGTTGTACTTCTTACCGAACGATCCTAGATCGACCAGCTCACCGATCTGGATGTAGCTCGCTCCACCAAACGTTGCAGCGTCATACGTAGTTGACAGTGCAGCAGGGGCAGCAGCAGGAGCGCTACCAGTTCCCGAAATGTAAAGCTGAGTACCAGCACTGGTACGAACTTTAGAAACAGCCATTTGTGTTTTCCTTCTTCAGTTAATTAGTTAGTCAGCAGAGTCACGATAGAACCAGTGGCTCCAGCGACAGTTACAGTGCCATTACCTGCAAGGTACGGAGCAATCGAGTCAAGTGCCACGTGATAAGTGGCGTTAGCTGCGATTGTCAGCGACAGGCCAGCCGTCAGGTTAGTTGTTAGACCAGCTACGCCCGGAACCGGGAATGCTGCTGACGGAGCTGAGCCCTTGATGGTTACAGTAAGCGGTCCAGCAGTGTTATTGTGAATCTCTAGCACTTGGCTAGTGTTCGGAACGTAGGTGAACGTGTCTGAAGCTGTGGCCGTTGTGCGGCTCACAAGGGTGACACCACTACGAGTAGTAGAAGCAATACTTGCCATTAGTTTTCCTTTGCAAAGAAAGTTAGTTATGTTTCAATTCGGTAGCGTGCGCGGACAGGGATACAGACAAATGAGTCAACCACATAGCTACCAGACGTACTCAGTGGAGCCTCAATACTCACTGTCCCTGTCTTTGGTAGGACCGGAAAGAGCGCTACAACATTGTTGGCTAGCGCTTCTACCTGTGCCATTCCTGTGTTTGCAGGGGCGTAGCAGTTCACTTGGAACATACCAAATACACGGACGCCCTCTGCTGCCAAGTCCCGGTTCATACTATTGTCAGCGAGCATGACGATTTCGAGGTATGGACCGCTTACTGGCTTATTAAAATTTACGTTCTGAAAGGCAACTGGGATTGGAGGCACTTGCGCCTTGGCCCAATTATTCAGCCGTGTTTCGATTTCTTGTCTTGCTGTCATTGCAGCCTCTTATACTTTGGAACCACTGAGACAAAGGCTTTAGCGATCATTGCATAAGGACCAACTCGACCTGTCCATTGTGGCGTAGGCCAGCCAAGGTACTCAGCACGGTAGCCGTACGGCGTGTTATTAGTCAGGTTCACCGATCCATCCCTGCCAAGGAAGCCCGTAAAGGCCCGCAGAGACGCGATCTGCATGTAGCTGGACATCCCATCCTTGTTAGTCTCGTTAGGGTTGTAGGAAGCGCTGTACGTGCCTCCTGAGCCTACGTACCAGTTGTTAATCAGTACGCCTTTATCAACAGGCGACTCTTTGACAACTTCGGTGAACAGTTCGTTAGCTTCCGCTAGGATGCTCTCGCTGACTTCTCGCTTAATCTTCGTCGCAGAGGCTTTGATGGAATCTGCGAAGCCCATAATCACTTCCTAGCGAACACTTCGTACAAGTACGACTTGGTTCCTGATGGGTTGTAATCCTTCAGCGTCTTTACAGTCCACTTCCGGCCTTCGAAAATGACGTAATCTACTTCCGGCCTTGGAGCTGGCATTCCATCCTTGGGAAGAATGAAGAATTGCTTATCGCCGGTCTGAATCAATCCGCCTGCTTGGGCCATTAGCCCGTTTGACTTTTGGATGTAATCCTGTGCCAGTACCCGGATTGGGTATTCTTTCTCATTAGAAGTGGTAGTAGAGGTTTCCGGGTCATAAGTTCCCTCGCCATTTACTACTACCATCGTAGCGTCCCCTCCATAGCGAGCCATCATCGTCAGCACTGATCTAACGAGAGGATCAAGCATTGAAGCCTCCCAAGATAGCGAACGGATCACTCAGACTCGTACGAGGCGGCATAGCCATCAAATGCATGTCTTGCGAGTTGGTTGTGCTTACATAGTTGTTGTTCCAATCCTTCTGGAATTGAACCAGAGGCAATTCAACAACCTGTCCAAGCTCGTTCGTCACTTGCGCAACATACGGCATAGGCGAGATGTCCATGAAGTTCGGATTCAGGATCGTAGCCTTAACGAACGACAGGTAGTTTTGATACCACTCTGCCCCGAACACTTCGATCTGGGCGAGTTTTTGGTGCGTCTGCCCGGTAAGCATCGCTAGAATGTACGTTGCTACGAGCACGCTAGCCTTCGGTACGTTGTTGTTGCAGTCTGCCAAAGCCGACATATATACTTCATCAGGCATCAGCGGTAGATCACTATAGTCACCAACACGCAGGCGCATCTTGCCAATCGGTTGAGTTGGATCGAGAATAGCCATTGTTTGTCCTTTCGATGTCATTTATGAAGGCTACACGGCAAAGAACGACTTCGATTGCCGGTTGCGGGACGTAGCCCTCATAAATAACAGAACCCCGAAGGGTTCTGCTTTCAAGCATTAGTTGCTCGACACTGCTGCTACAACAAGCAGCGGCTTCAACAGGGCGTTGATGAAGTTCGATTCGGTTTCGATTTCGTACTTCGTACCGTTGTTGTTCATGCTCTCGAACACGTACACTTGCTCGCCCAGAGTGTTCACAAACTGGAAGCGGTTGCACGGCGAGAAGTAGGTCTTGAAGAACTCAGTACCAGTAGGTACGAAGTAAGCTTCGGTTGGAGCTACCAGACGTTGACCAACGTAGCTATCACGCATCTCGATGAAGGTGACGCCCATGTGTTCGAACGTACGACGCATACCCACGGCAGTGCCGTCTGATGACAGGCGACGACGCAGAGGTTCCTGAGTCGAAGTGTAGTACTGGTAAGCCAGCTTGATGCTTGAGTGGGTAATTAGCTTCTGGAAGAAGGTAGTACCGCACAGAGCAACCACGCCAGTGTAGTTCACCGAACCACTGTTGTCCTGAATCTGAGCCAGAACAGTTTCGATCTTTCCACCGATGTCCGTACCGTCGGTTCCCAGCAGGAAGTCAACAGCAGCAGGACGGGGTGCATTAGTCATTTCCTGATACCAGTCTTGCGATACGGTTCCGTTAGGAGCGTACACAGTACCAGTGGTCAGAGCCTTGGCACGAGCGAACTCAAGAGTCCAAGCGTGGTTCTGACGGATACGGGCCAGCTTACGGGCACGAACCATGTCCAGAGTTTCCGCTTCATTCAGGTTGCCGTAGGCACGCTTACCTTGAACGTCTTGCGGGTAGATCGCATCATCGTATGGGAAGTGCGGAACCACGAACGAGTGCAGCTTACGCTGGCTGTCACGGCCTTGGCTTGAACGATCCCCGCGAACGCGGTCAACGATCAGCGCCCCATCTTTGATGATTTCTTCGAACACAACAACGTGTTCAGCGACGGGCTCTGTCTGGAAGATGCCCAGTTGGCCGATCAGTCCCCATTGGTTAGGGATAGTGTTGACTTCCTGTGTGAAGTCTAGAACGTTATAGCCGTTACCAAAATCGCGTACAATTGGCATTTTGTTTCCTTTACTTTGTTAATTAGAACGAAGCTTCAGCGAAGATTTGCAGAGCTTTCAGGGCATCGTAAGCAGCCTGCTTTTGTGGAGCAGTACCGAACGAAGCGTCAAGTTGCAGACCTTCCTTCGTCACGATCACTTTCCCGCGTGCGAGCACCAGAACCGGAGTGTCGGTAGTGGCAGGTACGGCGGTATCAACTACTGCTCCCAGCTTACCGTCACCGATGTAAATAGCAGCCGGGGTCTGCGAACCGTCAACAGCGGTACGAACGCATTTCACGTACTTACCTGTTGCAGTTACTTTGCCGAGCACAGTGCCCAGCGTATAAGTGACCGGGGCAGCTTCGTTAGCTGTCACTACGTCAGTTAGAAATTCGAACTTGTCAACGCCGCTGGCTTTAACAAGCGAGCTGAAGCGAGAGAATTGGCCTTCAGATGCGAATACTGGCATGTTTCTTTCCTTTGAAAATTAGTTTGCTTGGGTTGTTTCGTTAGCGATGACCTTCAGATAGTCCATCACTTTGCTGCCTTGCGCTTCAGCAGCCAGCTTGGTAGCATCGGCAGAGCCTTCAACGCCGACTTCTTTGAAAGCTGGAGTAGCAGCTTCTTTGGTAGCTTTAAAGGCCACAGCAGCAACCACAGCTTCAAATGCGGTGTCGTCCATCAAAGCGGTAGCAGCCAGAAGGCCAACAGCAGCTTCAGTGCCTACTACATCTTCCAGCTTCGCCTTACGAAGAGCAGTGCGAGCTTCAGCAGCAGCTTTTTCTTGCGCTGCTTTGAATTCAACAGCCGCTTCGACTTGGGCAGTCAGCGTTGCGATCTTTTCATTCGCAGTAGCCAGTTGTGCAGTTAGAGATGCAACCGTTTCTTTCAGGGCAGCATCCACATCAGCGGACGCGCCGCTAGCTTGGGTTACATCTGTCATTGAGACATCCTCTTCTTGGTGAATAGATGCTTGCGCATCCAGCGCTACTAGCGCAGCTTGGGGGTTATCCCCGAAAAATTTTTGCAAGTGTTTAAGCATTGCTTGCTCCTTTTGACGCAGCCAGATAAGCAGCGAACTGTTTGTGATCCATGACACCATTTGCGAGTCCCTTTTCTACGGCCATATCGGCGTGGTACACCTTGGCGTCCATCGCTTGAATATCAGCTACAGGGATTCCAGTGTACTTCGATACGTGTTCTGCAAACAGATTACCTAGACGGGTAATGTTCGCTTGAATGTCATCTAGAAGTTCTTGGCTAAAGCTGCCATCCGCATTCAGTCCAGTCTTACCCGGAGTTGACGAGATGTAGACAGGCTTCAGTCCCGCATTTGCCATTGCCTTGCTCTTATCCATCAACGCAACAACTGCACCGATGGAGCCAGCATAAGCGTCTGGGTGGATATAAACCTCATCTGCCACTACCGCGATGCCGAGAGCTGCGGAACATGCTTGCTGGTCAACGTAGCTAATAAGCCGTACGCCAGCGTCGTCGCACATTGTTCGCAGATCGTTCGCCGTGGTGAAGCAGTGAGCCGCTTGACCTCCGGGGCTAGATAGTGTTAGGATGATAGTATCGACACCCTCTCCGATTAGATATTCGGCTTGTTCAAGAATTCCTTCGTAGCTGACGCCTACAGGGCCACACATACCCATCACTGGCTTGTATGTTAGAACCCCGTCAATTGCGATTTCTCCAATGCTTCCTAGCTTCTCTGCCTTTACATCGTCGGCAGTCTTCGCCTCCGCTACAATAGCGAAATGAGGCGAGACTCCGTTTTCGTTTCGACTTTGAAGATAATCAACGATTGGACGAAGAGCTTCTTCCGTAACAAGGTGCGGTACATTCCACACGCTGTCTAGGAGACGATATACTCTGTGTTCCATAGTTTCCTTATCCTGTGTTGTCTCGATTCCTAGCAGACTTGTCTTCTTTGCTCGACTTACCGCCGATATTCGATGTACCTTCACCGGATTTACCAGCAGCCATTCCGTCTCCAGATCGGCTAGCGTTACCAGTTAGGTTCTCTTTATCGACAGGTTGATCGACAGGAAGCGGCTCAACGCCAAGTACTTCACGAGTCTTGTTAAGAATTGGACGGTCGATTTCAACAAGACCTACAGATGCAGCACGCTGCAATGCTTTCGACCATGCTTCGCTATCAACGTCAGCAATGTCACCGTATTCAAACGTAGGCGTACGTTCCGTATTCCAACCATTCAGAGCAAAGAGCTGCGGAATAAGGTCGTTGTTAAGAACGTCTCGAATCTCGTTTAGGCGGTGTTCCATCGCCATTGCACAAAGGTTTGTCTTCGTATCCTTGATCGAGAACGAGCCAGATTCGGTTTGTCCATTTTTCAGTACATCCGCAGACAGAGCCGTTAGAATGTCATTCTGAAGTTGTTGGACAATCTCTGGGATATCGAACTTGTTGGTTCCCTTCGCTTCCATCAAGCTGAATTCAAACAGCTTGTTACCGCTGTCATCATATACCTGCGGCATAAGCATGTAACGTTGCTTACCGTCTGCTACCGCTGCTGCGGCTCTTTGGTAGGCTTGGTAGACTGACTTCTCTCCCTCGCTGGCATCGTCAGCCATGTACTTTGGCGGAAGATAAATGACAGGAACCGAGGCAATATCTTTCGATACGCCCAACATCAATTGGTCTTTAAGTAGCGATAGCTGCTTGTACGGCAGGTAGACTGATTTCAGTACCGACTTACCTTCCGGGTTTCCTTTTACGCTGTCAGCCGAAAACAGGAGGAACTTGGAACGGTCGATGGTAATCACTCCGTTCTGGTCAGCCAGATTCATAAACCGGGCCGAATTCTCCATGTTTCTAATACTCTGCCCTACGCTGACGAGTTCACGACCGTCTTCTGAGAAGTACCAGTAACGGATAGTGTCTTGCGGACGGGGAGCCAGCTTGCGTAGTCCTACCAAGCCATCGTTGTATTTGCTGCCGTTTCTTGTCAAACGGCGGCGGAAAACTTTCTCTTGAATGGAGAATCCGTATTCTAGATAGGTAACGGTTTCTGCCATGAATTGAGTCCATGTGTTTTCCATGTCGGACATACAGCTTTCAACGAACTTAGCTCGTTGCTTTTCTGTCTCCGTAGCATGTTCAGGTGGGCATACTCGCCACTGCACACGGGTTAGCATCATTCGATACACGTTGAGCGCTGCTGCAACGGTCGGATCATTGCGCATCTCGTCCACAACTTTGATAAATTCTGGAAAGCGAAAAACTCGGTTTCGCTCTTCCAAAATCCTCCCAGCCATCGTAGTAAGCCCTGTAAAACCTGCCTCAGCCAAACTAATACGGGGGATTACTGCTCCAGCATCGGCTCCAAGGCCGGTATTTTCTTTTTCAGCCATTAGTCGCCTCTATTCGGTTACTAACTGCCTTCCACTCTTGGTAAGTAGCGTCCTCGCAGGGATTCCATCCACTTTTGAATTTTGCAGTTATTGTTTCTAGGTTATCACTGGTGAAAACACCAGAAAGCTTTGCAAGGAGTTTGTGGCCGCACTTGGCTTGCGACTTAAACAGCTTGAATAAGTGCTCAGCCTCTAGCCACACTAACTTGTTAGCTTTAGAATTGTTCCACACAGGAAAATTGCGAGGCTTTTTAATTCCAGCCTTCATTGCTTCCATCCTCTCTTTCGAGAGTCCAACAGCCTTCCTTACTTCTGAGAGGTGCTGCCTTGTAGCCTCGCTGTGTCTGCGCCCAGACATATTGGCTTTAACACCGCCTAGTGCTATGTTCCAACCTATTCCCGGTGATGGCCTAAGTCTGCCCTCGATAAGATAGCAGTAGTCTTCAGCACCGCTCAGGATGGTGCTCAGAACAATTTTGTCCCTGTATTTTCTGATTGCGCGATGCACGGGATAGGGCGAGCCACGGTTTGCGGAACACTTATGAGATTTGAAGCGGGACTTTGCCGTGTTCTTAGACACTCCGATGTAGCCTTGAGAAGCAATATCAGTGTGTTCTGGAAGATGTAGCCAGTAGACAACTGCCATAGTGCCCCTTCTTTACTTTATATGCGTGATTGTACACTACGTACCTCCATTTGTCAACTTTTGGCAACACTACCTATTTACTTACGTTAGAAAGTATGGTAGGTAGCGTTACTTAAATGGTCGGGATCGGGCTTGCCTTTGACAAATCCGGCACAACAAAGTCAGGAATGTTGCCGTTCTTCGCTAGGAAGTTGAAGGCGTCTGCTGTCGCGTCCACCTGATCGTTCTTCTCGTTGCGGATGCCTTGGAAGAACTCCAGTTCTACGAACCAATCTTCATTCCAGTCTCCACGCACCACATCCACAAGTCCTGCCTCAGCGACAGAGCAAAATGGCAGGAAGCGCTGCATCTTTGTTGTGTGCCCGGAGATTGGAATCCCTTTGACCGTAATCCCCTGTTCGGCCAGCGCTTTAGTAAAGAACTGAGTAGCAGCCTTACCCCCGCCGTTATCCTTTGGAATCGTGACTGGATGACTCAAGCCATCTTCCTGATGGGCAGTATCGATAAGCATCTTTACGACTCCATCGGTCAGCTTCCTGTCTCGCTTCACATGCTCGACTACGTACCGTCCTGTCTTTGTACGGCTCATCTTGACGCCTGCGGTATGGTCAGGGTCTGGGTAGGTTTCGCTTGGCACGGAATGGGCCAAGTCCCATGATCGCACTCTACCTGTTACTTCCGTAGGGGCACACTCGATGATATTCACCCAGTCCCGGTTGAAGTTACTATTACCTTCCGGGACAGCAGTCCAAGAGCCATGCAGGAATCTGAGCTGCGCTACTCGTGTACCAGATAGAAGGTCTTTCAAGTAATCCGGGTTATTCTTTAGCAGCACAGGGTTCGAATAGATATCCATCGGAATAAACCGGAAGGATACTGGTCCGAATGTAATGTTCCCTTTAGCCGGATCACGATTCAACCCGTGCCCATGCTTTTCGTACAGATCGTCTACCGAGTCTCCCCAGAGAATCTTACCGCCCCTGTTAATGAAGTAGCGAGTGATGTTTTCCGTCCCCGGCTTCGGTACTCCGTTCTCGTCTAGGCAATATTCAACGAATGGGAACAGCCAGCTATTTCGGTTCGGGTTGCAAGTGATTGTCATCCCAAGCTTCCCTTTGTACCTTGCACCACGGATACGGGCTTTCAGTGCTAGAATGTCTTCCAGCTTGAATTCAGCTCCTTCGTCAACGATGATGTTGGTTGCCTGCCATCCTTGCACTTCTCCGTGGTCTGTAGGCATTGCTACGAACTTAATCATAGCTCCGTTAGGGAAGTGCCATTCGAGCGGTTGCAGCTTGAATTCAGCTCCGAATTGCGTGTATAGCTGTTTTGATTCGTCAACCAGTCCACCTACCGCTTTCAGCACTGGATACGTTAAGCGAACAATAAGAACGCGAGCTGCCGGGTCTTGGCAGTAATTCAACGCTTTCAAAAGGGCGAGATAAGACTTACCGCCTCCCGCTCCGCCTCCGACCAACAGCACATCAGTTTCATTATCGGTTAGAACCAAACGCTGCTTCTCAGAGCACGGTCCCAACACTACCTGTTCAACTGCCTCATCAATCTGTGGTTGTTTCTTAGCTTTCGCCATTTTACCTCCTAAATGAAAATAGCCCTGTCATCCGAAGATGGCTGGGCTATCGTCAATTACCTGAATAGGTACACATCTGAAACTAGCGTGTGCAACTTTCCGTAGGTATCCACCATCTTCAATTCGTAGTAATAGAACCCTGTCTTGTCTACTTGATCGCTTGCTGGAGCGAATTCAACAACGCCATTTTCAGCGTCAGTGATTGTTCCAGCTACCTCATAAACTTCCGAGGTATTATCAACCGGGAATGGAACGCTGCTAACAATCAACTTGAATGTACATCCAGTGATGTTAGCAGAGTCGAAAGTCCCTGCGATATTGATCGTGCAAACGTCTGGTCTAGTATCTCCGCGTCGTCTTTCAATACGCATCCTTACTCCTTAAATGTTACTGTGTACGGGCTTCCTTTGAACTCGGCTCCGTACTTGGAGAACTTAATCACAACCTTGAACCTGTCTCCCTCAGCCGTGAAATGCAGACCTCCAGCCGTAGTGCCACTAACAGTCGCCTTGCCGTTAGCTGACCCAGACGAGTTGGTAATTGCCGAAACAATCGCGTTAATAGTACTTGCGCCTACCGACATACCGGAGGATTCAAATACCGTCACCACCGTGGCTTGGGCCGTACTGTTACCAGATACGCTACCAGTTGCTACAGCGATGATCGCAGCGTTACCTAGTGCAGCGGATGAGCCGTTAGTACTTCCGGCTGCGTTGAATACTACTTGGCTAACAGCATTAGCGATAGAGGAACCAACCGAAGAACCAACTGAGTTTACAATAACGCCAGAGACAGATGAAGCGCTTACGTCAGCAAGACCTGCGGAAGCACCGTTGACAACATACACAGCGACGCTATTACCTGCTGCTGTAGACGTTCCGAACGTAGAGGCGATAGCTGCACTGATTGATACGGAGCCTGAGCTAGCTGTGCTTGATCCAATCGAAATACCTCCTGATGGGAACACGCTAATCACTGCACCTGTCGCTGTACTCGTCCCTGCTACTGCGCCATTTGCCGGGAACAGACTTGACGTACCTGATGCTGCCGTACTTGTTCCGATGCTGGCTGCATTAGCTGCGAAGATGGCTTTAGCTGCTGCCGAGGCGTCAGCAAGGCTCACAGAACTACCATAAGCTGCCATGATCGCGGTAGTAAGGGCTGCTACAGACGACGAGCCAACGGACGATGCAGAAACGCTGATGATAGTCCCTCCACCTGTTACTACAACGTAGTCGAAATCCGCCTCATCTTGTGCTGCAAACAACTGCCAAGGATTTTCTGCCAGCGATTTCAGTTCTGCTTGAGACAACGCACGGTTCCAAGCTGCTTGATAATACACCCTTCCGGTTGCTGCCGGATAATTTTCCACTGCCTCGCCAAAAATGCTTATATGGCCGTAGCTGTTATCGTACGTTACGGTTCCGCTTATCGCCTTGGGCGTTCCTACTACCTTTCCGCCATCGTATAGCGTCAAGTTGGTTCCATCTGCCACCATCGCGTAAATGCCTGATCCTGCTGATGCAGTTGGAGCCGTGACAGTGTTATATGCGCCTCCGACGAATATCCCGGCCCTTAGAAAACCGTAATCCATCAACAGCCCATAACCTCCATAGACAGGATAGCCAACCTCTCCGATAACCCTGTTGCCACCTGTGCTGCTCATTCCATCAGTGACGGTCATAAATGTCAGAGGCAATTGGACTGCCGCCTTGCCATAAGCCCCACGCGGGGCCGCACATCCATCTACGATTGCGCTCGAACTGCTATACAGACCAAGCCCTTTTGGACCAGCATTCAATGAAATCAGGGAACCCTGCTTAAACGTTAGCTTTGGATTAACAAGGTCGAATGTGCCGCTAGGAGTAACAACCACTAGCGAAACGAGCGCATTTGCAATAGGGTTTGAACGATTGAGCCGCACGGCTCCCTGTGGCTGATAGCGCATCCCTGCTGGCGAGATAAAGCGGTCCACATATACAAACGGAGGATCGTCTTCGTTCTCTACTAGCAAAAATACCTGCCAAGGATTCGCTGACAAGCTAGCTACCTCAGCCGAGGATAGCGGACGCCCCCACATCAGAGCCAGCGACGGACGAACCGTTTGTGAAGCCATGTTCTGAGGGCCACCAGCACCAAACAAAACTTGCCGGAAGAACGCCGTGTTATATTCTGGCGTAGTGGCTGTGTAGGAGCCGCTATTAACGAACGTACCGTCTTCCCATACCTTAGCCGTGCTACCATCCGCAGTGACAACCACTGTGCGAGATGTCGTTGTCGTATCCCATTGGTCTGTGGAAAGCGGACTGTAGCTATACGTTCCAACCTGAACGTAAGGCCCGTTAAACGAGCCTCCGTGCAGACCAACGCCCCACAGCGGCGCACTAGAACCATTACCACGAACAAACGCAAAGTTACTATTCGCTTTGGTGTCCTGTTGTGCGACAAGCAGCAGGGATAGTGTTGTGGTATCGAACAACTGCGCTGCTGGTGAAGACGCATTAACCGGAGCAGGATAGCTATAGCTTCCGCTACCTGTCAACGCCTTGCCAGCCTTTTTAACCACCGTGGAAACGTCGTTTGCAGTAGGCGTGAGCGGAACACCATCAACAAGGTTGACAGGCACATTGGGTAGCGCTGCGAAACGAAGACCTTTAGTGATCGGGTTTGCCCAGTTAATCCGGGCCATACCTTGTGGTTGGTTCCGCATGTTCGCCATATTACAGCCCCGTAATCGCTTGCAGGTTTGCTTCGACCGTTACGGCGTTGGTTGTGTTACCATATGCAATAACACGAAGGTACATAACACCACGGTCTAGGATAAGCGATCCAGTGTTCACACTGGAAGCAACGGTATCCCCGGCTACTGAATAGTAGTCGTACCAGTTCGTACCGTCATGAGACGCTTGGAATGTCAGCGTCAGGGCTACGCCCGGTGCGCTTGAACTGTTCGTGATTTTGTAGGTAAGCTCCCCGCCGTAATAGCTAGTGCAGTTGATTGAAGAACCAGTTGCACCCGGCGAAGCTTTAGTAGTTCCAGCAGCAGCCGATGTCGAAGCAAGGACCGCTACTGCTGATTTAGCAATTGCCATTATTATTTCTCCGTGCCGTCAGCGTTAAACAGCGCGTCATGCAATTCTTCGGCTGTGTAAGGATCAGGCTCAATGCCAACAGCGCAAAGCTTGTCGGCGTTTGTTTGGGTTAGGACAGCAGGCACTAGGCTCTGGATTACTTGTTGTACGATTGTCTTGCCAATCTCAAGACGCCCCTGCTCCAGCAACGGTTTTACGTAACGGAAGTCCTGCGTAGTGTTCAGGAAGTCTAGGAACGTATTACCGTCTGGGATGCCCAGCACCTCTAGGACAGTGCCGTTACCCAGTGTCGTAGCGGTAGGGCGAGTGCGTACCGCTGTTTCGTTCATAATTGCGGCGATGGCGTCACAATCCTTAGCTGCCAGTGCCGAAGCACAAGCCGGATTGGCATGGACTGCATCGCGTAGGGATACGGCCATTTGATTAGTCCTCTGTTACAAGGTTAGATGCGGTAGTGATACGCGGCTGGACGCCAACGTTCATAACGATGGTTGGTGACAGCGTACCGCTGTAAAGCAGCTTCCCGGCTCCGGAGGCCGAAGTTCCAATACCGAAGTAGGTAAGGTTGCTTCCCGGAGACGCTGTGCATTGCCCAAAGTCCGCGTTTGCTGTAAGATTGACGCTATTCGCTGAGACGGTGAAGCCAGCAGACGAACGAGCCACGGCTACACGAGCGTATCCTGTGTAAGCTGCCTCGCTAGTGGTCTGGTCTCCTGCCTCGCCCGGATCGGCTGTGTGCAGGGACAGATATAGACTTCCGGCGGTGCCGCTAGGAAGCAGACCTGTCGCGTCTCCGATCAGCGAAGAGCCAGTGTTATTGAAAACAAGCTTCAGCAGATCGTTTTCCCATGTGTTACTTTTTGACATACAAAGTCCTTTTGTAGTAGTACAAACAAAAATACCGCCCCGGCAACGAGGCAGGAGCGGTTATGAATTAGTGGCACACACGGAGTCGAATCGAACGCTCCCAGCAAGGGTTGGAACCTCGCTCGCCAGCCTTGGGACATTCGCGTGCATTGAAATTGGCAGCGGATAAGTGGATCGAACACTTCTTCACCGGGTCAAAGCCGGTTGTCATCACCAGATGGCTAATCCGCAACTGTTCTTTGGTAGTCCCACCGTGAATCAAACACGGATTACTAACTTATCAGGTTAGCGTTTTACTCAGTTAAACTACAGGACTATTGATCCGGGGTTTTCGTATGAAAACTCTACGCGGCGAAAAAGTTGTACTTTAGTACCATCACGCCGTTCTTAGAAGCGCTTCCAATCTACGGCCAACCTATAGTCTAGTTCGCTACTCTTGGAGCTATACTAGCAACTACACTCTCTGGCGGAGAAGGTGAGACTCGAACTCACACAGGGTATCCCTACCCCCTTCTGTTTTCAAGACAGTTGCCGCTAGGCCAGCTCGGCTAACTTCTCCATGTTCGTTAACTGTAGTCAGTCACCCAGCAAGCTACAGACCCAGTAATTAGGAATTTGCTCTTGCGAAAATGGCGGAGGATGTAGGATTTGAACCTACGCCACCCTTAAAGGGAGGTACAGGATAGCAACCTGCTGCAATCAGCCTAGCTCTGCCAATCCTCCATTTTGTTTGGAACCCAGTGTAGTAATCGAACCTACCATCCAGCGTTCGTAGCGCCGAAGCTGGACCGGGTAATGTGGGAACGTCCCGGCTACTCCGTTCCTAATGATAGGTTCAACGACCGTCGCTGTCTCCGAGAACTCCGCTTGGTACTATCATCTATTGCGACTCTGTTGGACGCCTACACTCGATTTTAACGAGTCTCTTTCGCTTTGCAGGCGAACACATAGTCACTCTGCCAGTAGGCGGTTCTGGTACTTGGTGTCTGATTCGAACAGACGACTACCACCTTGTAAGGATGGCTTTCTACCACTGAATTAACCAAGCATTGTTGCATTCCCGCGTAGGGCTTTCACCTACAACCTCTTTCGGTACTTGCTACACCATTTCTGGGCTTTCCCTACACGCGTTCTGAAGTTGAACTAACGGGTTTGTTTGGAGTCGCCAGCGGAATTCGAATCCGCATCCAAGGGTTGAAAGCCCGAGTGTCCTAGTCCGTTAGACGATGACGACATATCCCATCCATCCCTACGAATATCTTCTTTCATACTGCTACTGATACCCATAGGGCCGTCATCATATTCATCTTCGTCCCAACTACTTCCGAACATCGCCATGACGACTCCTTTCTTTTATACTGGTGCGCACAGATGGAATTGCACCACCGCCCGGTCAAGCCGACTACAGTTTTACAGACTGCGCTGACTTATCTAACATTCAGCTTGTACGCATTGATTCTTTTGGTGCAGCGCCTTGGAATCGAACCAAGTTCTCATGCTCTTCAGGCACGCGCTGAATGACCACACTAGCTCACACTGCAAAATTAAGTGGTGGGAGCACTGGGAGTCGAACCCAGTCTGGGCTTGCGCCTCGGCAGATTAAAAGTCTGCTACCTACCCACTTCGGTATTACTCCCTTGGTGCGCGTGGTGGGCCACGATCCCACAATCCTTTCGGCGGCAGCTTTTGAGACTGCTGTGTATGCCAATTCCACCACACGCGCTTTGTTTGGTAGGGAAGGTGGGAGTCGAACCCACGATGTGCCATTAACTGTACTAGTTTCTAAAACTAGCGCGTTTCAACCAGCTTCGCCACTTCCCCGTTGTTCTTGGCCGATTTGCTTTTCAGGTACGGACCAACCTGTATTCCCTTAAGGTAGCGAAACTCTTAGCAGGAACTTGGCGCGGGGTAGGAGATTCGAACTCCTAACTACTGGGTGGAAGCCAGTTATGTTGCCGTTAAACACTAACCACGCATTGTTATTACCGCGACGAGTTGGAATCGAACCAACGTTTTCACCCTAGCTATAAGGGGAGGGGATTACCACTACACCATCGTCACGCTCTGGCGACTCTACGGGGATTCGAACCCCGGCAGTCGGATAGACAATCCAACGTACTAACCACTATACGATAGAGCCATATTCGTGCTGATTTTGAGCTTGAGCTATCAGCTAACTCTCAACTGGCTGTGGTAGCTGGACTCGAACCAGCAGTTGCCTTTCGGCGGCGGATTAACAGTCCGTTGCGATACCAATTCCGCTCATACCACAATTGTTTGTGCGACGATACCAATCCCCGCTTGCACCTGTAGACTCAGGTTCGCGTCGAGTTTATGCACTACCCGGAGCTAGACGCTCCTATGATGCAAAGGCGTAACGCGGACTTCCATTCTTTTGTTCGTGGACCGAACTCTCACACTGCATTCGATCCGACTGGATGAACGATAAGCAGCGTTAAAGTGCTGGTAAAGGCCCGTACCCATACTAAGCCAGCGTTACTTGCAACCCCTCTCGGCCAGTCAGCCCGATACTCATTGCACATTTGGTTGCGGGGATGGGAATTGCACCCATGCACATCGGCTTATGAGGCCGACCGTCTGCTGTCTGATCGTACCCCGCAATTGTTCGTTACCGCTTTTTAGCTTTTGTCTGGGACAGCGATTTAACCCCGGCTAGTTCTGTTTCTTGGTTAGCAACGACCTCAGTGAGAGTAGATTAACTCACGCCGCTTCCGCGAATGCTCTACTTAGTGTTCCGAGGATTCGCACCTCGCCAATCGCCGCTTCGCTATTGACGCACATTGACCTTACTGAGAGGCGATTACATCGTGCGTCTGAACACTAATTCTTTGTACCTCTGAAGTTCCCTTTGATCGGATTCTCCTGCGCGTCAGGCCGTTCGTATCAAAGGTAGGCGTGTAACCGACGCCTCGTTTTAGTTCTGAAGAAGCGTTAGCTTCCTCCTTCATTCAGAGCAGCCGATGGAGGGATTCGAACCCTCGACCTCCGTGCAACCCCACAAATATCCGGCACGTTCCCGGATAACCGTACGAACGTCTTCGTCAAGGGCCACGGCGCTCTAACCAACTGAGCTACACCAGCATTGAAATCTTTCGTAACACTTGCTACGTACTGCTATCTTACTACATGCTTCACTATTTGTCAAGCATTTGTTGAATTCTGGTCGGAGAGGTTGGATTCGAACCAACGAGGCTTTCGCACCCGGTTCCAAGCCGGGACCGCTACCAGACTACGGACCTACACTCCGAAAAGAGTTTAACGACATACGTTTATTGGTCGCTTGTTTACGTCGGAGTGACGCCTAGTTGTTTTCGTTGCGGTAACTAGGAAGCTCTGGTGCCGCCTGTAGGATTTGAACCTACGTGGATTTCTCGCCGGGTTACAAAGCCGGTGCTTTCGACCTCTCAGCCAAAGCGGCAAAATTAGTCCCGCTTACTTTTACGGGGCCGGAACCACCCGGCAGCTTGGCAACCAACCAAGGAGAACTACGGAAGAGTAGTCGCCTACGAAGCAATGGAGCAACCCGTAATGCTTCGTTTCGGGGACGGAACACCTGCGCCAAGGCTCTGCAACGCTAAGCCTATCGAGATATGGATCAACCTCCTTTCGGAATTTGAAACAGTGGCGACTACTCTAATTCTGCA